CCGGCACCGCCACCTGCCTGGCATTCAAGGTCTGCGCGAGCTGGTGCGTGACGTCGTTGTAGTCGATCCACGCGCTCACCTTCCCCGTGATGCCGTCCACCGCGTAGTAGTCCGCCACGAACACCGGCTGCTGCTGCGCCATCGCGCAGATATTGCCGAAGATCGTGGCAGGCACGCGTGCGGGGATCGTCATGGCGTGATCCCCGTGACTTGCTGGATCCATGTCGCGACGTTCCCGGCCCGGGTGTCGAGGGGCGGACTCAACATGAAGGAGTGCCAATCACCGATAAAGGCATTTGCGCCACCGGGAAGCTTTCCCAACACGAAGGTACTTGGTGGGTTTGCAATCGATGGGCTCGAAAGCGTGCCTGAAAACTTCAGCGTGCTCTTATGAAAAAACTTCGTCGTAAGAGTGCCCGCGAGCACCGTGGCTCGAATCCATGTGGGAGTGCCTAGCGCTGCAATCGCTTGGTCCCCCACGCCGATGGCTGAGCCAGACGCGTTGTTGACGTTCATCGAAGCTGTTGCACCGGTTGTCGTGAGAAGCAGCGACTGATAGTTGGTAGTCCCAGTTTGCGTGCCTGCCAAAACCGAAGCGCCACCCGCGATCCCCGTGGCCCTGAAGCACAAAAATTCATCCATCCCGCTTCCAGAATGGAGATACACCCAATCACGAACCGGCCGGTTGCTCGTGTAGAACATCGTGGCCGCGAACGTCGCTACGATCGCGTTGTTGAAGAGCGCGCTCGCCACGGGGACGGGCACCTGATTGGCGCTGACCGTCTGCGACAGCACATGACCCGTGTCGCTCCAATCGATGAAGCTCGCGACTTTGCCGCTCACTCCGTCGACAGAATAGTAGCTAGCCGTGAATAGCGGCCGACCTTCCGCGAGGCAGCGGATATAGGAGAACAGCGGATCGAGCCGCGCTACCGCTACGCGCGGCATCTTACTTGTACAGCACCGAGTCGAGCTTCAGCGAAGCCTGAGCGCCGATCGTGAGCGTGAACTCCGTGGTGATGCCGAGCGCGAACACAAGCCCCGACGCGAAATAGACGCCGTTCCTGAAGTCTTTGCTGAAAGGCACGTCTACCTGAACCGCGGGCATGATGAGCTTTGTGCTCCACACGATCGTCACCGCGCCGTTGGCCGGCAGCGAAGCCGCGTCCATCGCCAACAGCCAGTAGTTGGCCGCGGCCGCGCTGATGTCCATGCGCCCCGAGACACTGAAGAGCACGCCTGGCGAGGCCTTCACCACAGCGTTCGTGGCCAGCGCCGCGCTCACAAACTTCGACATGGCGAAGGTCGGGCTGACGACCGGCAACATCTGAACCTGGGTAACGTTCAGGACGTTGTTTTCGGACTGCGCGGCGAACTGTTCGGCGCTCTTGTCGTTGCCGCTGACGTCGACCTGAGGCAGCAGCAGCTGCGTATCGGTCATGACCGGGGGCGTCACCCGGTACTGGCGCATAGCTAGGACGTTGGCGTTGTCGGCGAACGTCGCGAGCGCGGCCGCACCTGCCTGGCCGCGCGCGCCCGGCAGCACCACCGGAAGCGAGGCTGCCGGCGTCTGCGGGCCGAGCGGCGCCGTGATCCCCGTGACCACCACATTGGCCGCTGGGCCGCCGCTTGCCCCGGGCGAGCTCGAGCTGGGCACCGCGTTTGCGAAGAGTCGACGCGCAGCGGTGGCGAGGTTGTTCGTCACCACGCGTGGGTAGATCAGGCCAGGCGCCGGCAGGTCCACGACCTTGAGCGTGCCGCCGACGATCACGATCCCGCTCGCGATCAGATAGAAGCGCTCCTTCGGCAGCACCGCGAGCGGGTCCTGGCCTGGGGTTACGTGCTCTTCGCGCACCGCCCAGAGGTCGATCGTGATGTTCTGCGCGGCGGCGGCTTCGAGCGCGAAGCACACGCGCGAGTTGGTGACGTCGCTCTGCGGGGAGCGCACCCGGGTGCTGATGAGCAGCGTGGTCCCGATGTCGGTGGACACGGGGTCCGGGTCCACGGTCGCTAGGTCGATTCGTCGGGAGGCTTCAGGCTGCATCAGTGCCCCTTTCCGGGCGGAGTATGGCAGCGGGCCCCCGCGCACCGCCATAGCCGAGTGCTAGGCGTCGTGCTGGCCGGCGAGGTCTCGCAGGTTCTCGATGAACAGCGAGAGCGCGTAAAGGGCGTGCTCGGCGCGCAGGATCTGCACGGGCAGCGGCGTCATTTCGAGCGGATTGCCCACCAGGATATGGGCTTCCTGCTTCGTTTCGTCGAGCGCGATCAGCACCGTGAGCAGGCTCGAGTCGACGCGGGCGAGCGAATCACCCAGGGCCTTGTAGATCTCCTGCCGTCGGTCCTGAGGCATCTTCCAGCGGTTCTACCACCGGGGGCGCATCGCGCGCGATCGCGTCGGCGATCTTCTCGCGGTAGGTGGCAAGCGCGGCGGCGCGCCCGATCTCCACCTGCTTCTTGGTGTCGCAGTGCGGGCAGCGTGGGCAGCGTGGCTCACCGAGCGCGCGGTGGATCGCGTGGAACTCGGGGAAGGTGAGCCCGATCGGCTCGTGCACGCCGTGTTTCTCGGCCTCGGTGTCGAGCGCGCACCGGTGCTTGGCCTCGGTCTTGTTGGCAGCGCGCTTCTGGGAGCGCTGAGCGCGGCGCTGAAAGCGGTTTGGACCGTCTTGCGGCGTGGTGGCGCTCGTCACGACGGTTTGGCGGTGCCGGCGGTTCTGGGTGCTCGTCATGGGCCCACCTTGCGGTCCCAATAACCGCCGCGCGCCTTATCCACTGCATCTCTGATGAGCGACACGTGCGGGATGTTGGTCGCGAACGGCACCCCGGCGCCGAACACTTGCAGGTCAAGCCCGCTGTAGTCCACGCCTGGGCGCAGCACGATCGCAGGGAACGGGCCGATTTCACCGAATCCCCAGTACAGCACGATCGCGCCGATGCCTGGCCATTGCGGCACCGATTCCGGCGGCAGTGCCACGGCCACTGGACTGAGATTGCGCGCCACAAGCGCCGTTTCGAGCACCGTCACGCGGTACAGCACGCTCTTGAAGCGCTGCACCTCATCGAGCTCTGACCATGGGCAAAGCGCGGGGTGCTTCTTGGTTTCCGGGTCGCGCGTCTCGCCCCACGACCAGCCATCGGCAATCCGCTTCCTGAGCCAATGGTGGTGTTGTTCCTCGGCTGACGTGAGATCGCCACTGAGAATCAGATCCACGCAGAGGCACATCCCCATTTGATAGGCGGGTGAGGTCTCTTCCCAGGGCGGCCGGGGCTCGCCGATCTCGGCGTTGTAGACGCGTTGCACCTCGTAAGCCGCGCGCGCAATCGAGCGCGCTCGGTCGATGTCGACAGGCATGGTTCTTCCTCGGGTGGTTGGGGTTGGGTGTGGCGGGTGAGGGCCACTGAGACCGCGTAGCGCGCCTCAGCGAGCCGCGTCAATCGCCAAGGATCACCTGAATTGCGCGCTGGATCTCGATCGGCTCTTTGAGCAGCGAGGCGGCCACGTAGATCTTGAAGGTGCTGGTGCGCGCGCACACGTCCACGCGTTCGACCATCACGTGCCGGATCAGCTTCGCAAGGATCTCGCCCTGGCGGTCAGGGGTCTCGGCCCAGAACGCTTTGGGGTGCAGGCGAAACTCGAGCGTGCCATCGAACGGCTGCATACCGTAGGGCTGGGGGCGGTTCATGCCCCCAAAGCTAGGCTAGTTCCGCTGGCGACGCATCAGCGCTTCGATCGCCCGGTGGATGCTCTCCTGATAGCTGCTGGCGGCCACCGTCACGCGCATGGCGCGCCCCTCGAAGCGGGCATCGGGGATGCTGGCGTGCGCGTGGTAGCGGCGGTCGAAGCCGAGCTCGGCGTCTGCGTGAACTGGGTACAACGTGGACACGGGTCACCTCATACGGCGCACCCTGAGCACGAAGCTTGCCAATATCAAGAGGTTCTCGCTAGGGTGTGCTCAAGGCGGCGGGGCTTCTGTTGCAGCGATCTTCACCCGACCGCGCCCGCGCTGTGACGTAGCGCTGGGATGCTGGGCTCCCGTGGCACCCAACGGAAGGCGAAGGTCTCGGGCGATTGCTTGCCGCCCGGGGCTGACGTGCGTCAGCTGTCAGGCCCGTCCACCCAAACCACGTGCCCACAGCGCTCGTTCGAGCACGAGTACTTCTCGTCCTCGTACCCGCCGCACGACGACTCCCAAGTTTTGACGCTCATGGGGGCGTCGCACTTCGGGCATCGGCGTTGTGCCTCCTTCGCCGGGCCAAAGGAGCCCTCATGCTCTGCCATGGGCTTGGTGTGCATACGTTCTACTCCGCGGGCTCGTAGGTGGCGTCGAACGTCGCCGAGGGGCAGGCGTAGAAGTTCCCGTCAATGCCGCGGATCACCCAGTCGCCAGGTTTCGCGGTCGTGGTGCCTTCCGGCGCGGGAATCTCAAGGCCGCCCAGAACATCCTCGTTGACCTCGCCCCACTTCGCCCATTCCAAGATCGCCAAGGCGTTTTTGCCGTCGTATTGCATCGCCTCGATCACTACGGGCTTCTTTCGGTACTTGTTCGCCATCTTCATTCCTCCCAAGGCCTCGGGCGCCTGTACATCGGGCCTGGCACGTAGGCAGGGCTCGTGTCTACCTCGCGCACCGCGCGGTTCTGGGGGCCGATCGAGCGGTCACGCGCCTCGATCTCACGCTCGAGCCGGGTCACCAGGTCGAAGCATCCTCGCACGTCGTCGATCGCCACCACGTGGTAGGCGACGTCGCCGAACTTCACGGGCTTGCGCCTCTGTGCGGCGCGCGCGACCCGCACGCTATGGCCGGTGGATACAACGATGGCGCCGAGCAGCCAGCCGACAACCAGCAGGGCGGCGTTTAGGAGGGGTTGAGACACGCTGCGCAATCTGCACGGGCCCGGGTTTTTGCGCAAATGGTTTTCACGCTCAGACGTACCGTTGGATGCCATGGGCAATCCCGTCCACGAGCTTCACGCGCCACTGGTTGCCGTCGTGCGTGCCCCACGCGTCGACCGTGCCGTCGTTTTCCTCGACCGAATCTTCCAGCCCGAATGCCTGTAACTCTTCTAGGCCCGCGTCAATTCGGTCCGACGCGGCAAGGTCCTCGTGCAGCGCGAGCACCGCGCATTCGTTGTGGCTGATGCTCCGTCGCACTGCCCGCTCCGCCGTCATGTATCCAATCGCGTATGCCATGTTGCCGTCCCCATCTCTGCCGCGCTTGGCGGCCCCGTAAGAACAATCATCAGCTATCCCAATACCGTTTGCAAACGGAATCAGCGGAAGCGCTTCCCCAGCGTGCGGCGAATGCCCTCGCGGGCGAACCACAGGCCCATTAGCCGGTCACCCGTATGGTTCTTCGGGCCACCGCCAGGGCGGTAGCTCGCCATCTCGACACGCAGCGCAGCGAGCTCGGGATCCACGTCGTCGCCCTTGTCCCCACTCGGGAAGAGCCACAGGCGCTGGCGCAGCTCGACCGCGATGGACTCGATCCCAAAGTCTTCGTCCCACTTGCTTTGGGCTGAGGTGTTGTAGGGCTCGACCGAGATCTTCTTCTTGCTGACCGTGTGCTGGCGCAGAAACTCTTGCGCGCCCACGCTTTCGACGATCATGCGGCTGTTGAAGCGCAAGTGCGTCTCGTAGATGCGGTCGATTATTTCGTCTGCCGTCCACTTCCCCGCCTCGATCTTGACCAGCTGCCGGCGCTTGTCGTCGCGCAGCGCCACCGTGACGAGCGCCGTGACGTCGTGCCCTTCCTTCTGGCCGACGCCAAGGTCCACGCCCGTCCAGCACGGCAGCGCGCGCGGGCCAGGCCACAAGAGCGGCCGACGCTCGAGCATCTTGAGCCCGCGCCCAGCCGTGAGCGCCACCCTGATCGCCCAGTCCGGGAAGCGGCTACTGATGTCGTTGACGACGCGGCACAAGTACTTGCGCGCGAACGCCGACGGCTGCATGCCGTTGAGGCGCTTGAGCAGGCGCGACAACGGCCACTGTCCAGCCCATGTCGTGATCCAGTTAGCGGGCTTGTCTTCGGGGTTCTGCACGGCGCTGAACACGCGCCCCTCGAAGCTCTTTCGCTTCGGGAGCTCGTGCAGCAGGTCCCAGTCAGCGAACGGGGTACCAATCACCCAGATCCGCGCCGGGTAGCCGCCCTCGGCCTGATCCTGGGCACGCGTGAGCACCATCGTATCGAACCAAGCAATCGTCTTCTGCGCGGCTTCCAGCGTGCCCGTGTTCTGCAGGTTGAGCACGTCATCGAGCACGATGATGTCGAGGCGTGCGCCGGCGATCTTCGTGCCCGAGCCGTAGACGCGGATCGTGGGGTTACGCAGGTACGGGCTGCGCTCGACCTCGATGGCGTGCATGTTCCAGATCGCGTGCTTGCGCGAGCTGCGCTTCAGGTGCGGGAAAACCTCGTGAAGACGCTGCGATTCCTCGATGTATCGCTTGATAATCCCGAGCATCACGAAGGCTTGCTCTTCGGAGTCGGAGATGATCGCGCAGCGCAGGTTAGGGTTGCGGCCGATCTCCCAGAGCAAGCGCGCGATGATCTGGAAGCTCTTGCCGTGCTCGACGGGGGCTACGAGAACGCTCCACTCGTTCTTCGTCCAATGCTCGTGCCATTCCTTGTGGATCGAAGCGCAGTGGATGGGCTTGCGCGTGGTCTCATCGACCATCACGAAATCAGCGAAGTCGACCGGGTCAACGCGCGCGCGCCTGATCTGGACGGTGCGCCGAGCTCGAGCACGCTGCTTCAGCTTGTGCCGATACGCGTCCAGGTCGTAGACGTTGGCGCCAGGCCCCTCGATGGGGTTGATGGGCATGCCGCCTAGCGCGTCTTGCGCGTGAAGGGCGCCCAGTGATCGCGAGCTCATCAGTCTGCCTTCTGATCGCGCGCTCGAGTCATCATGGTCGCCTGCACGTCGCGCGGCAGCGTGCTCGGCGCCTCGACCACGATCCCATGCTCGCCGAAATCCCAGAACAGCCACATGCGCTTCTGGTGGTGCAGGCGGTAGAGGCCCTGGCCATCGTGCGTCACGTCAGCCCAGGACACCGAGCGCCATTCGACGGTGCGCACGACGGCTTCGCGGTGCTGGGGCGCGCCCAGGTCGAGCACGCTCTGCGCTTCGGCGCGCTGCTCGCGGTATTGCAGCGAGGGGTACATGGGCGCGGTCTTCTGCGAGGCGATCTGAGCGGGCACCTTGCCCGTTGCTTCGACGATGGCGCCGATCACCTGTAACGCCCGAACTTGGTTCACGGGCCGACATCAAGGTCAACGTGGTCGAGCGCCGGCAGCAGCACGACCGCGGTACTCAACTCATCCCCGTGCCAAACCTGCCGGAAGCGCACGATCACGCCGGTATCGCGCATGTACGCGTGCCCGCGCAGCGCTTCCCAATACGTGCTTTCGGCGTGCTCGCGCAACCTTTCAAGGGTGATGGCGTCTGGCATGAGGCCGATATTACACAAAACGATTGCGCAAATCAGCCGGGGCGCGCTGAACGAGCTAGCGACACGAGCCACTCAGCGAACGCGATGGGTGTGCGGCGACGCTGTTGTGCGCTGCAAACCTTGATGCCTGGCGGGACGATTCCTCCTGAGCCTTTGCGGTTTTTGTTTCGCCCGCCGCTCACCCAGTGAGTGGGATTCCGCGCTGGCGGGCGCTCGCGCGGGAATGACACGCCGACCAGGTACAGCCACGTGCGCTTTCGTGCAGGGTGCCCCCAGTCGACCTGGCAAACTTCGATCGTGTACCCGCCGAACGCATCGGACGGAGCTCCCGGCATCGGCATCCCCATCGCCTGCCAAAGCCGCGAACGGGAAGGGTGCTCCAATACGCCACCGTACGCCCTCACCTGCTCGACTGCGCGCGGACCGCAGTCGGCCGCAGCGCCATTGCTTAGGTGCCGCAACGATCCCCACGGGCCGCAAGGCGGGTGCGCCACGACCGGGAAGGGCCCGGCGTATGCGCGGGCGTCGCGCTGCTCATCCCAGGGATCGACGCCTTCGAGCCCGAAGTACGGCCCGCCCTTCTCTACGAACAGCGCGGCGACTGTCACCACCCGTTGCCGTCGCCGAAAAGCGCATAGAAGGCCACGCCCACGACGATCAGCAGCAGGTCCCAGAGCGTGGTGATCACCGCCCTTCCCCGACCGCGCGCGCCTTGGCCAGGTCGTAGCGCTGTTGGAGATTCATCCAAAACTCAGGCGTGGTTCCGAGCAGGCGCGCGAGCAGCAGCGCCATCGGCGCGTCAACGTCGCGCCGCTCTTCCATGAGAGCGCGCAGGGGGTTGATGAAATCCTCGCGCAGCACCTCGCCAGGGTGGACGCTAGGCGTGGCGGCGTCTGCCACGGCGCCGGCGCCAAGCTGAGGGACATACTCGGCACACTGGCAAATCAAGCACTTGAACGGATGACCGATTTGCCCGCGGTGCTCGCCCGCAAAGTGTCCGCACCGCTGACAGGGTTTGTTGCTCACAGTTCCTCTTTCTCATGCGGATCGAAGCGCCGCACGCCGTTCACTTTGAAGTGCTCGAGCGCCTCGTGCGCTACGAACCTCACCACCAAGCTGCGCACCCACCAGACGCGCGCGTCCTCATCGCGCAATGACCAGTCGAGCCAATCGACGGTCTCGCGCATCGCGACCTGTGTGGGCTTGCCGGTGTCGCGGTCGAGCACTTCCATGTGGGCCGAGATCACGACGCGATCCGTGCACGCTTGAAAGTCGGTGTCGCGCGGTGTCACGTGCGGCGTTGCGACCGCGACGCGCACGTTTGAAATGCTCAGGCCTGAAAGGTCGATGTCCACTACACCGCCCCGTAACTGATCGTGTTCTCGGCGGCTTCCTCGACCTCAGACGCGAACCGCGAGAGCGCCACCGCGTCGCACTCCCCATCACGGTAGCGCGCGTCGAGCAGCTTCTTTGCCGCGTCGCGCAAGTGCCGCTCGAAGCTTACGAGCGCCAGCACCGCGCGCTTGTCGCCGACCATGGCGCGCTTTTCGATCTCGTGAAGCGCGCTGTCCTGCTCGGCGCTCACGACTTGCTCAGCCGCAGCTGCTCGAGCATTTCGAGCAGGTCCGCATGCGCGCTCCTGGCGCCGCCTTCCGTGGCGAACGGGCCCACTTCGCGCTCGGGCTGGCCCTCGACCATGACAACGAGCCACCAGCCATCGCTGCCCGCGACAACTTCCGTTTTGAGCTTTAGGATAAGCCCCATCACGCTGGGCCCCCGAGCTCTGCGATGAGCTTGAACAGCTCGCGGATGTCGTCGCGCGCCTTCACGAGCACGTCAGCGATCTCGGGTGCCGTCTGCGAGTACTCGCTTGCGTGCACGTGATCGGTGCAAAGCCAGGTTTCGTCGTCGTCTGACACTACATCGTGCCGCCGGCCATCCTCGCCGAAGCTGGCGATCGGCCAGTCGTTGCACGCGTCTTTGATGCCGTGTGCGATGCGCATGGGCGGAACGAGCCGCCAGCGCTCGTGGATCTCGCGCATGCGCTCGACCATGGCGGCGCTGGCTTGCTCATCGGCGGGCTGGCTCATCACTCGTACTCCTTGAGTAGCTGTTCGTAGACCGCGGCCGCGGCACCGTGCGCGTCGGCCAGCTTGCCGCAGTGCTCGCGCAGCGGCCCGTCGCCTCCGGGATAGGCCGCGCGCGTCTGCTTTTCCTGTGCGCGCAGCGTACGCGCGAGCTCGATCGCGCTTCCGATCACGATCCGGCTGCCTAGGTCGTTCCTGTCCACGTTCACCCCCCCGTTCCTGGCTTGTCGAAGCGGCCGTACTTGGCCACGGCAGCGCCAAGCGGAGACGCCCCGAGCAGCATGGCGTCGGCCTTCATGACGTAGGAGGCGAACCCGAGCGCGCGAAGCTCGTTGGCCGCCTCGGCATCGCCCTTGGACGGGAAACAGGGGCCTTCATGGAGCAGGCGCCACAGTTCCTCGCGCATGACCTCTGGCAGGTAGCGGAAGGCCTTCTGCGCCGCCTCGATGTAGTGGCCGGTCCCGTAATCGTGCCGTTCCATCTCGGTGAGCGCTCGCTTGAGTACGTCCATCATCGTCGGACACCGGGATCATTGCGGCGAACGAAGAACGCGCACCCGCCTACCATCGTCGCGATACGCTCTTCTAGGTGGGCAAGCGTGTAATCCGCCAAGTCTTTCGTGGGCACCACGGCCGTGATTCTGAGCGTCGCCGGCTTTCCCGCCGCATTGACGCCGCGAAAAAACAGCTGGTGCTCGGGGTGAGCGGGATCGAGTTGCATGGCGGCGAAGGTGACACCCGCCCCGATTTTGCGCAATACGTTTGCGCAAATATCAGGCGGCGCTTAGGCTCCCGCGCATGCCATCAGAACTGTTTCTCACATCGATTCGCGGGATGCACGACACCTCGCGCCGCGCGGACCTCGGCCTGACCCCCGCCGGGCTCGAGCAGCTTTGCGCGTGGATCCTGAACGAGTGCGCAGAAGATGCCGCGCGCGCGCCCGAGCCCGCACCGGCTGTGGCCGCGCCCAAGGCCATCGAAAAGCCCGCCGACCACAAGCAGCTTGAAGAGGCCTACGACCGCGTCACGCACGAGCTCGGGCACACGCGCGACCTACTGATCGCCATGCGCAAAGCCTGCGTGCCGCTGGACGGCGAGGAAACGCCAGCCTTTGCCATTCGCGTGATGGGGCTCGCTTCGAGCGACATCGGCGAACTCTCCGACGCGCCCGAACGCGAGACACAGAAACTGCGCGACCTGCTCGGCTCGTGCGAGCGCTCGCGCAACGACTGGAAAGCGCGCTTCGAATCGATCGACCGCCAGGGGGAGGCCGTGACGCGCGAGCGCGACCGGCTACGCGAGCAGCTCGACGCGCTCAAGGATCTGCGCGGCGTGAGCGCGACCGAAGTGGCGCTGAAAGAGCGCGTCGCCGAGCTTGAGGGCGAGCTCACGCGCGAGCGCTTGCGCAGCCCCGAGATCATCACGCCGAAGCCGTGCACGCACGAAGGCATCGGCCTGCCTGGTTGCAAGATCTGCGACCCGCGCACCGAGAGCCAAGGCGGCCCCCAGCCCGACCTGCCCAGCCGCCATGATGTGCGGATGATCGCGGAAGCATGGATCGGCCCATACATCAGACCGGCGTCCGAAGAAAGCGAGCAGCGGCACCTTCTGCCTATGCACACGATCATCGACTTCGGGCTCTCGCTGCTGAAGACGTACGACCCGCGCAATCGCCAGATCAAGCCCGGCGACGTGCTGCAGATCGAGCGTGAATCAGGCCTCCCTGCGTTCTTGCTGGTAGAAAATACCGACGACTACGTGCGCGGGCAGCTCTACACGGCAGAGCCAGGTCGCCACAGGGTGCTGCTCACGAACATCCTGGTGCGTGTCGGCAAGGCCGCTCCATGATCCGCCTGGGCACGAAGGACGACGACAGCGCGCTGAACCTGCCCAGCGACGTCACCACGCAAGCCATGGCGGTGATCGGGCGCCGCGGCTCGGGCAAGACGTACACCGCGGGCGTGATCATCGAGGGACTGTTGCGACAGGGCTCGCACGTGGTGGCTATCGACCCGGTGGGCACCATGCACGGGCTCGCGCACCTGGCCGACGGCACGCCTTCCAATCTCGGCGTGGTCATCTTCGGCGGCGACCATGCGAACGTCGATATCGAAGAAACGCAGGGCGCCGCGGTCGCCATGGTGGTGGTGCGCGAGAACGTCAACGCGGTGATCGACGTGTCGCCATGGAGCAACGCCGCGCGACGCCGTTTCATGACCACCTTCAGCGAGACTTTCAACCAGGAGATCAAGCGCAAGCAGCACCCGATCACGCTGGTGATCGATGAAGCGCAGCTCTTCCTGCCGCAGAACCCGCCCAAGGGTGACGAACGCATGGTGGGCGCTCTGACGTATTACGTGCGCCTCGGTCGGAACTTCCGAGGCGGCTGCATCCTGATCACCCAGCGCCCGCAGAGCGTGACCAAGGAAGCGCTGAATCAGTGCGAGGTGCTGATCCTCGGCCAGCTGACAGGCCCGCACGAGCGTAAGGCCATCGAGGCATGGGTGGTCGAGAACGTCGCCGACGTGGCCGGCGCGCGGCAATGGCTGCGCGAGCTCGTGAGCCTGCCTGTGGGGACGGCCATGGTGTGGTCACCGCAGTGGCTCAAGGTCTTCGAGAAGGTGAAGATCTCGAAGAAGACCACCCTGGACACGGGCTCGGGCAGCGTGAAGGTCAGCACGCCATCGGTAGGGAACATCGTGTTGACCGCCAAGCTGACCGAACGCGATATCGCCGAAGTGGTAGGCGAGATCGTAAACCCGGCATCGGAAGAGCTCGTTAGGTTGCTCGCGCACGAGATCGGCGAGCCGCTGACCGCGCGCTTCCAAAAAGAGAGGCGGATCGCCTATGTGCTGCACCTGTTCGACACGAATGGCGGCGGCGCGATCGGAACCATCGCCAACGTCAGCCGCGAGTCGAAGATCGCCATTGTCGAACGCTGGCTTTCCTTCGTGAAGGCGGGGAACTGATGGGCGACTACTACGAGAGCAAGCGCGAGGCCGCGCTCTGGGTGCCCTTCCACGGCGGCAATGGACAAGTGCACATTTGGACGGGCACTGACCTCGGCATGCCTCAGACCAGCGTGGTCATGGCCCGGCCCATGCAGAGCCCCGCGCATGCTGACCATCCTGTGGCTGATCCTGATCGTGTATCTGGTGGCGGCGTTGCTCAGCTGGCTGCCGGCGCCGCAGTTCTCGGGGCGCAACCCCGTGTTCTTGATCTTGGTGGTGGTCCTGCTGATCGTGCTGCTGCGCGAGCCGCTACACATTCGCTGGTAAAGCCACGTCGTTACGACGACTGCGGCCAGTACTCGACCGAGCGGTGCGGTGGCTGCGATGCCTGCCTGGGCATGCAGTTCCCGGACGCTCCGACCGAAGAAGAGCACTGCGCAGCGATCGAGCGTCGGCGAATCGAGGATGAGGCAATCAACAAGGCTTACGACGTGCTCACCCACGTGCAGCCCATCCGCGCGCGCCAGTGCGTGCGGTGTGGCGCGCAGTGGCAGGTGGGGCGCTATGGGCTCGAGCTCGCGCCGCGTGCGATCGTGGGCGCCGCGGCGTTCACCTGCCCAGACTGCGCGGGGCGGTCATGAGGCAAGGCCCGCATATCGCGCCCGCGCGCAGCTTCAGACCCACCGCCCTGGGCAGCGAGTACACGCGCCGGCATGTGCCCATTGATGAGCTTCTGCGCGTCGCCAAGGCGCTCGACGGCAAGGTTTCGTGGTCCGCGAAGGTCGGCCAGTGGGTCATGCGACTCGAAAGCGTGGACGCCTTTCACTACTGCTTCGGAAACACCCCTGGGCACGTGCTGCACACGCTTGAGTGCGTCCTGTGGGGAACGACGCGCGCCAAAACGCTCTACGCGCTGACCGACACGGCGCCTGGCTCGGCGCCGCAAGCAGGGGAGCACGCGCGCCTCGGCCGCGAAGACCGGCGCGGACGACAGCTTTAGCCAAGCGAGGCTAGGCTTTTCGGTTCGCGCCGGTATCAGCCCGGGATCTGGCGAGACCAAACAACCTGGAAGGTAGCCTGCGCTGGCTAAATCCGCGCCTCATTCCTGGTCGCAAAACCGGAAGCGCTTATGCCCGGCGGACGTTTTATATGCGCGCTATCAAGGGTAGCCGTGCAGCACCCGGTGCACCGTTCCCTCGAAAAACGACGGGCTTACGTTGTGATAGCGCGCGAGCTCGATGGTCAGCGCCATCGACTGAAACACCAGCCCCGGGTCGATCTTCGTTTCGCGGCCGCGCCAGGTCTGCATGCGCCGGTAAAGGGCGCGCAGGTCGTCCACGCTGGTGGATGTGCGGGCCGCGAGCGCTCGAGCGGCGTCTTCGATCTCGGCGTTCGTCATACGTCGAGAACGTAGCCGCCTTCGAATGCGTCGGCCGGGCTGTAGCTCGTGTAGCCGTCTGCATAGGCCACGAAGTAGCCGCCCAGCTTGGGCTCATGTCGCTCGAGCCAACGGGTGGTGATGGGGTAGGCCGCCTGCTTCCCATTCACGGTGAAGCAGAGCAGCCAGTTATCGCCAAGGCTCTCTATTGATTCGATTTTCGCCGCGCGCACCCGCTTGTGACAGACGTACAGCGGCAGCGCAGTCGGTTCTACGTGCTGGGGCTGATCACTCATATGTCCCTCCTAGGTCGAGACCTTACGCAGCCGGGCCGGAAAAAGAGAGAGCCCCGGTCGATTTCTCGGCCGAGGCCCCCACACAGTGCGCCTAAGGAGGCCCGCCGGGTTGGCTCGCATATGCGCCGACGGGTTGCGGATACAGTCGCGCTGCCCGCTCAGTTTACCGCGTCAGCCGTCCTGAGCGAGCGGGTCAATCCGACGCAGAGGCGGGTAAGCCGGGCGCGCGGGCTTCTCGGGCGCTTCCATCCTCGGGACCGTGACGACACGCTCACCGTTCTCGATCTGGGGAAGCACGGGGTCTGGTAGCCGCATGGTGGCGCCGTTACCAAGCGCCTGCGCCGTCTCGGCAGCTTCGAGCGCGGCGTGCGCGTCGTCTTCTTCCTCTTCGGCGTCCCCAAGCTGCTTGGCGAGCTCGGCCACGGTGGCGGCGTCCGGCTCGAGCACGGCCACGCCCTCAGCGTCGATCGCCTGCTGCGCGCGGGGCGCTTCCTCAGGCCAGCAGCCGTGGTCGGCGTAGAAATCGAGGTCTTCGTTCGAGCGCTCGTCCATGTCGCGCTCGAAGGGCACTTCTGGAATGGCGGTTTCGGTCACGGTCGCGGTGGTGCTCGAGCCGTCTGGGAGCTGCTTGGTGACGCTGACCTGGCGGGTCCGCGCGTCGTACTGGGCGGGTACGTCGAGGGCCGAGAAACGCTCGTGCAGGTCCGGCACGGGCTCGTTTCGCTCGGCTGCCTTGTGCACGTAGTCGGCGAGCAGCGTGCGATCGGCGCGATGCGCGCGGGTCCGCGCGTAGTCCCGCTCGACGCTGGCGAGCAGCTGCAGGGCCACCTTGGGGTCTTTCTGGGCGTGCTCAAGCAGGAGCTCACGCAGCTTGACCACGTATTCGCTGGCGGCGCGGTCCCACTCGATGGCCAGGTGTCGGGTGAGCTTTCGCCAGGGCGCGACCGAATCGCCGCGGCGGTGCTTAGCGTGCGCAGCGAGAGCGCGGCCATCCACGAGCCAGGCCTGAGCTGCGATCGGGTCGAGGCCTGCGAGCTCGGCGGCGTCAGCGAGCGGCAGCAGCGCGCGCCTTCCGCGTAGGAGTGCATCCACCGCGGGCTTGGTGATCCGCGTGCATAGGAACTCGCGGCTTCCGTGCTCGTACTTCGGGAGCTTTCGCTTGGTCTTCTTGTACGGGGCGGGCACCGGCTCGAAGTCGGGCTGTGGTTTGGGCACAGGTAGGCTGGGCCTGCCCCGTCGGGCGGATGGCGTCGGTTTGCGGCTCACCCTGTGTCCTTTTCAGGTCGTGCCGGGAGGGTTTTTTCAGGGTGGCTTCGCGCGATTGAAACGCCCCTGAAGGCGGATCAAAGCGCAAATCCCAAAGGAGATCCACCACGTCAACGCCCAGAGCGCGCGCGATACGAGCGATCTGGGGCAAAAACACCTTTTGCCTACCTTGCTCGAAGCTGCTGATCCGGCTGAGGTGCAGGCCCGTGCGACGTGCGAGCTCGCCGCGTGAGACCTCAGCCTCAATGCGCAGCATGCGTGCGCGTGCGCCTGCGTAGCGGTGCGCTTCGGAGGGGGGGACGAAGCGCACCGCCGGCTTGAAGTAGTCCTCTACGATTTCTGGAAGTCGGCGCACACACGACCTGGTGGGTTTGGGGGGGGTCGAGCGCGTCAGGCGTCGGTGCGGTTTCCGGTGCGCGCGTTCGCCTCGCGCTGGGCGCGCAGCTCGAGCTCGCGCCTGACGGCTTCGAGCGGGCAGTGCGGGTCGTCGCAGGTGTGCTCGAGAATGAGGTGGGCGTTGTCTGGGTCAGCACCGGCGACCAGGCGCGCGACGGTCACCTGCCGGTCGTAGGGCAGCCCATCCAAGCCGCCGGCAGCCAGGGTGCGGCGCTCTTCGTCGGTCAGGGCAGGCTCACCCCCTTTGACGAGGAGGTCGTTCACCTTTCGGAGATCCGCCAGGGACTCGAAACGGCGGCGCGCAAAGCCTCCTATCGACTCCATCAGCGCCACGACCTGAGCTGGCTTGGCGTCTGGAACGGACTCAACGACAAGATCGGTCACGGCGTCGCCCAGCGCCCGAGCAAAAACGGCCATACCGGCCACGGTGATGCGCTTGGCTTCCGCGGTGCTGGCCGCGCCTTCGACATCAGCGCGCATTTCGGCCAGAGCCGTCTCGAGCCTCTTGAGGGTGCCTGCGAAGACGCCCGGGATGTGGTCCGGGTAGTAGCGCGCGATATCGTCGTAGATGCTCTCTTTCATTGAGCTTTTCATTTGTTCGTACAGGCTGGGCGGGGGCGTGCTCATGATTAGCGTTCCTTTTTGACCGGGACGTGGGGCGGGTTGTTGGTGAATCTGAGGGCGGGTTTGCCTTGGAAGTCGGGCAGGCGCACGACCGGGAGCGCGTGCCCCGCCAGGTTGACCCTGGCCGACTTGACGTCGAGATCGAGCGCTTCGAGCGCGTCGCGCGCGTAACGGGCGTGGAGGATGCGCTGCTGCCTGCTGGGGGGATGGTCTTCATGCAGCTGGCGCGAGAGCGCGGCCCAGAACGTCAGGTGTTTGACGGGCAGGCGCTCATCGGCGCGGAAGCGGTCGACTTCGCGCCGCATCGGCCCATAGAACGCCTCGAACAGCTCGTTTTTCTTTAGCTTTGTATCGCTCCGTTTGGCGCGACGCGCCTGGGTGACGCGGTCCATTTGCTGGCGGAAGCGGATGCGGCAGCCGAGCGCGCCCCGCATGACCAGCAGGCGGCCGCAGTCGAAGCACAGGGTTACCCACTCTTTGCCGAGGGAGCGGAAGGTGGTGTGCTCGGCGTTGGGCTTTTCGCAGAGCGAGCAGACGCCGCGAACGGCGGTGTAATCCTTCATTGAGACGAAGGTCCAAGGCCCTCGGGCGGCCATGTCGGCGAGCCCAGACGGCGCGGCGGTTTCGGGGGCGGCAGCGGGTCGAGCTTCGTGATCGGTCATGGGGTTGTCTCGGGCAGGGCCAGGCGCTGGCGCGCGAGGGCGTTGAGGACGGCTTGCTTGAGGGCGGACGTGTAGAAGCGGCCGCAGTCGAGGCACTCGCTATCGAGCGCCATCATGGCGACGTAGCGGCGCCCAGAGCCCCCGCAGCAGGGGCAGGACTGCACCCAGCGGGTGGTAGCGACCATGGGGGTATAGAGGCCGGGCATTAGGCAATCTCCCGCAGCCAGGCGGCGACTCGGCGCGCGCGCTCGATGCTCTTCTCGGTATCCCTGACCAGGTCCGATCCGATGCTGAGCTGCCTACGCCGCACATCGGCGAGCCAGTTCTCTTCGCGGTCCGCGGACGCCTCCAGATCGGTGATGGCCGAGACCAGCGCGGCTGTATCAGGCTTTTTTGGGCGTTTGCGCTTGGTGGCGATGACGACCGTTAGGGGGGCATTGCGCACGCTGTCGAGCTCGCCGCCCGGCAGGCAGACGCGGTCGTGATCGGCGCCCTTCTCTGTTTTCTTGGCCATGATCAGGCGAACCAGGGGCCGGCGAGGCCGGCGCGCACGAGTGCCTGACGGTCCACGCCTTGCTCGAGCAGCGCGAAGAAGCAGTCGCGATCCCCGAACACGCCCGCGGTGTGCTTGTAGCGCTGCGCGTCCCAGAGCCTCTGCACGTCTTGCTTGGTGAGCGTCTTTTTGGGTGCGGTGCTCATGAGCGAACCTCCGTCGAGAGCGCCCAGATCCCCGAGGGCTCTTGGTCGGCCGAGGTGAAGACCTGCGCGAGCAGCGCCGAGACGGCGGCGAAGGTGTCGAAGCCGTGGGCGTGCGCCTCGACGGTGTGGAAAGGGTCCTGGGCCACCGCGGCGGCCAGCTGCGCGTCAGAGACCATTATGCGGCCTCGCTTTCGAGCGAGAGACCGAGCTCGGCGCACAGGGCGAGGCCGAGGCGCTCGCTGAGCTCGAAGTCGATGGCCGTAGCCGTCTCTTTGTCCGTGTGAAAGGAAAGGCGCCAGTGATCCTTCAGCGCCTCGGTGCTCAGCTTGCTCAGTAGATTGCCCATGTCCCCGCCCCATCTCTGCCGCGCTTGGCGGCCCCGTAAGAACAATCATCAGCTATCCCAATACCGTTTGCAAACGGAATCGAACGTCAGTCGGTGCCCAGGTGGGATTGGCTGGTGATTTCGAGGTTCGGGACGATCAGCACTTCGACGCCGCACCGAAGTACGACCGTGTAGCGGCGGCGCGAGTCTGTAATCGAGGTGATGCGCAGCGCCTTACGCTTCACGAGCTCGGTGAGCAGCCCAAAGACCGCTTCCACGGCTTCGCGCTTCTCGCCCGGGTAGAGGCTGGGCACGGCGTTGACGTAGCAGAGAATGCCCAGCGGGCGGGCGCTTGGCGGAATGGCTCGCGTCACGTTGACGACAGCGCTCAGGTCGACGCGCAGCTGTTCGAACTGCCGGCGCTCTTCGGGGTTTTGGCCGATCATGGGGCGATCCGAAGCGCGAGTGCGCGCGGGCGTTCCCACACGTTGGCATCGAAGATCAGCACCACGCCGCATTCGCGCGCGCCTGCCGGCGTGCCTACGGTGTGGTGGTGGCGCGTGTCGTCGATCGCAGCCCAGCCATCGTTGCGCATCACCTTCATTTTCACGAGCGCATCAAGGCTCATCTTTGACGCGACGAACTCTGCGCCGTCTTTGTCGCGGCGCTTGTCCGGATGGTAGTGGACGAAGGTGATCGCCAGCGCGAGCGGCAGCGGCGCAAAGCCTTGTTGCAGCGCCAGCCAGCCGATCTTGTGCGTCCATTCTTTCTTGGCGTCGGCGAAGCCATCGATGCGCTTGCCGTTGGCCTTCGTGAAGCCGCGCGCCTTCTGGTCGATCAGGTCGTTGATCGTCGGCATGATGCCGGGCACCCAGAGCGCCTTGGGTAGCGCACTCATGCCTTACGCCTAGGCAGAAAACGAGTGCACAGGCTGTCGGTGAAGTTGGCAAAAAGCAGCGTGCAATAAGCGTATTTCCACCAATCTTTGTCGAAAAACAAGCACGCCACGCCGATGCCCAGGGCGACGGCGCCGCTGATCAAGCCAATCCAAAAGAGCAATGCCTTACCGATCGTCATTGTTCCTCAAGCAGCTTCGCGCGACGGCGGAAGCGCTCGGCGGTGGTGTGCTGGCCGTGGGCGTGTGCGAGCTCGGCCGCCTCGTGCAGAAGCGCGCTGGTCAGCACCTCTTCGCCGATCGACTGCTCAGCGAAGTGCAGATCCATCAGGTTTGCCGAGACCGTGAGCGCCTCGATCTCAGCGCGGTCGAAGTTGCGCGAGCTCGGCGCATCGTTTCCCACGCGGTGCGTGAGGTTGGCAATGCGCCGCTGCAGCGTCTGCAAGTGCTTGCGGGAGGGTTTGATCAGGTCGTCTTCGGCTCTGGTGTTCATGAGGGGGAGTCTATCCGTAGCCTTTGGTGCTGGTAGAGCGGATGCGGAAGCATCTTCACGCACCCGGTGCCGCTGTCTACGGCGCAATAATCCGCGGTGAAGACCGGGCGGCCGCCGGCGATGGCCACAATGCGACCGAGCAGCTGGCCGGTGTGCGTGCGCGGCGCGCGCGGGTCGCGCTTGAGCGCGCGCCTGCACATGCGATCTCTTTGTTTGAAGCTCATCATTTTGATCGGACCTTTCCAAAGCTGTTTTTGGTCGTGCCGCAGTCCACCAGCTGAAACCAGCGCGGGCGCGAATCGGCGATGCCGTGCCAGTGCAGCGAGTCCGGGCATGGGTCCATCACGCGGCCGCGGATCCAGTCCTCGACGTAGGCGCGCGCCGCGGCGACCTGGCGACCGCGCGCGCTCGCATCACCCGGCGTCAGCACGCGGATCGAGCGCGGGCGTGCGGCATCGCTTTTGAGCGTGGCGCTGTAGCTCATGATCCGGCTCGGCGTGTCGCCGTAGCGATCGAGCCTGTGCTGCAACGTCCAGAGGATGGCGGCCCAGTCATAGACCGAGCGATCGGCCTCAGCGACCAGCACGCGCGACAGTACGTCTTCATGGCCGCGCCAGGCGCCCGACGGGTGCACGAAGGCCTGCGCCTGGGAGACTGCGGCCAGGAAAGCCACCGACATGGCGAGCACGAACAGGCTCAGAAAAAACGCGGTTTTGACTCTCATGGTGTCTTTCCTTTCTCGAGCGCAAACGTGATCGCTTCATCGAGCATTTCGTGGTCGACGCCTTCACCTTGCTGCAGCCCGCGGCGCAGGTTGCCCACGCCGCGGCTGTAGCTCTCGAGCATCAGCGTCCAGAGGATCTCGCAATCCGCGTTGAAGGCGTCCTCGGTCGAGGTAGGAATGCGCGCGTGGATGCCGCGCACGTAGCGCTCGAGCGTCACGCGCAGCGGGGCGAGCCGCTTGAACACGGCGCGCTCTTCGGCGCTGATCCCGGTGTGCGGGGTTTGCTGCTGGCGAAAACTCATGATTCGATCCCTTCCCCTGTGCGGCAGTCGCTCGCCTTCTTGCGCGCGGCCGCGGCGCGTGAGCGACAGATCGCGGCGTCTTCTGTCCTGCCCCAAGCTTCCCAGCGCCGCGCCTGATCTTCCCAGCCACGCGCCGTGGCGTCGTAGCGCGGTGCGAGCTTTTGCATGTGCTCGCGGTCGAGCTTGCGGATCCAGCGGCCGCAGAACACGGCGAAGATGGACACGGCGCACATCCCCGCACCGATGCAGGTCAGCACCGTTTGAACCCGGCTCAATTTGCCCACACTTTCACGGCGTAGCCCTTGATCTCGGTATCGAGCGCGCTCGACACCCTCCACCACGCCCAGAAGTGCACGAGCCCGACGCCGAGCCACGCGATGCGGCGCAGCCCCACCAGCACCACGATCGTCGGCTTCTGCCCTTCGTCGTGGATCGCAACGGTGGCGCTGGTGAACGCGCGCCAAGGCACCTTCACGGTCGAAGCCTTGCTCGCCACGTAGAGCTCGAACGCGCGCGTATTGGCGGCCTGTACGAGGCGCTCTTCAGGCCGTAGACGGCCATGGATCACTTTTGTCGACTTTCGATCCATGCCTGCGCGCTCTTCGCTGTGATCCATTCACGGTGCTTTCCGGTGGGGTCTTCGCAGACCAAGCTACCCGCCTCGATGTGGTTACGCAGCGTGCGCTGCGACGAACTCGTCAGAGCCGCGAGAAAGCTCTGGTGCACACGCAGCCCGAGCGCGATGCGCACGCGGGCACACGCAGCCTGCAAGAGCAGCCCGAGGGGGCTGTCGGGGAAGTCGGACGGGTCGAACGCCCCCCACTGGCGCGGCGTGGCTGCCGGCGCGCGCAGCCAGTACTCGAGCGCGCGCTTCACGTCGTTCTCGGCGCCGCTCGCCGTGTAGGTCGCATAATCGTACACGACGCCGATCGCACGCACGTGCAGGGGGAGCCCACAGAGAACGCGCGCTTGCGTGATGTAATCGGCGCGCGAGTAGTCGCCGATCCGTGGCTCGATTCGAGGAATTCCGCCCATTTTTACTGCTCTCGTTCTTGATCCGGGTCGTAACCCGGAACCTGCGCGCGCTTCATGAGCTCGCTGTTTACTGCCCACATGCAAAAGTCGCTGTCGATGTTCGGCCGCCGGCGTCCTTTGAGCCCGTACGCCTGAAGCGTGCCGCCAACGTAAATCGCGTAACCGTCGTTGCCGTGCACGCGGTGCGTCACTCTTACGGTGACGTAGGGGTATTTGACGTGCGGCGCGTGCTCGACGTCGAGCACCTGCCAGTCATCGTCGGTCATGGAGCGGGCTTAGGAAGCCGCGGGCCGAGGATCAGCAAGCTGTGATCCCCGAGCACCTTCGGACTCATGCCCATGTATGCGTACTGCGGAGCGTCCGAAGCAATCAGCGCGATCGTGAGCTCGTTCTGTGACCATTCCTGGCGCAGCACGTCGTACCCGATCTCGATCGCCTCATAAGAATCGCCGTAGCGATCTACGTAGGTCGTCGCTGTCCACGTCACGACTCGGGTCTGTCTCTTCAGGCCCGGGTAGGCACTCGCCAGAATCCCCATGCTGTCCCCCATCTCTGCCGCGCTTGGCGGCCCCGTCTTCTATCGATCCTGAGGTCTGGCAATACCGTTTGCAAGCGGAATCATCGAATCGGCGAAAGTGATCCGCCTGCTCACCCTCAAGACGGCTCACGCGCCGCTCGAGCTGCTCAAGGCGTATTCGGTCGGCTTTGCCCAGCACCGCCCCACGTTAGGCGGTGAGCCACGCCGGCGGCAAGAGCGTCTGCTTCACGCGGCTCTCGGCCCACCCGCGCACGGCGCTGAGGCCCGCAAGCAGCCAGTGCTCGAACGAGAAGCGCTCGACCTGCAAGAGCAGCTGTTCGATCTCGACGCGGTCATATTTCGGGTCTGGCTTGTCGGCGAGCCGCTTGCTGAGCTTGTCGAGCGTGTCCCACGTCCACGCCAGCGCGCCCAAGCGCTTTGCGTTCTGCGATTCGATGTAAGTGATCTTGTCGCGATAGGCCGAGAAGATGCGGCGCTGATCTGCGTTTGAGAGCGTCGTCTGCATCACCTCGCGCGCGGCATCCCGATTGCCGAGCTTGCCCAGGTCGCGCGCCTTGTCGATGGCCGTGGCCAGCCACTCCGGCGGCGCATCGAAGCGCAGCGGCAAGAAGCGATCGAGATGGCGCGCGCCTTCGAGCGCAATGCCGATCGGGTCGTTCAGGTTCAGGATCGACTCTTTATCGGCGGTTTCTGGCTGCATTGCGTTCTTCCTGGGCGTCTATCTCGGCCTGTAGGCTGTTCATTTGCTTGGTGAGGTCAGCAAGCTCGGCGCCGAAGTCACCCGCGGTCATGAGCTCCACACGACGCACGTTGATAGCCTCGATCTGGCTCTTGGGCGTGCGCGCCTGCACCACGCGCAGGTTGGGTGCGAAGTACTTCGAGGGGTGATCCGCGAGATGGCGGATCGAGTAATTGCACTTCCGAGACGCGACCCACTCGTCAGCGAAGAACGCGTCGAGCGTCTTCGCCAGGTTCGCCACATGGTCGCCGGGCACCGATACGAGCCAGTCCACGAGCCGATCCACGTCAGGGCTGCCGTATTGCGTCCAGAGCCCAGGCTGCGTGGTCTGCTCCCAGCGCGCGGCGAACTCGCGGATCACCAGCTTGCGGGTGCGGTCGAGTAGCGCTTGGCGGTCCGTAGGCGTGCCGCTGACGCCCGAGAGCGCCGACGCCACGACGCCGGCAAGGGGCCGCGCTCCGGGCGGCTTCTCGGGGCGCTCAGGGCGCTCGAACCTGCTGAACCCTTCCGGGGGCGCTGCTGCCGCTGCTTCTTCCACGCGCGCAGGCGCGTCTGAGGGAGATCCAGCGGCGGCTATGGGGGGTAGAGATCCGGGGGCAGAGGGAGATCTCTCTCTCTCTCTGTCTTCCTCTGCTTCTCGTGCGGATGTCCTGGACGCGTCCGACTTGTCCGCGGATGTCCTGGACGCGTCCGGTGATGGCGATGCCTTTTTTGCGGCGCGCTCATCTCTTTTGCGCTCAGCGTCAAGAACCTGACGCTTTGTGCGCAGGTCGCGATAGCGCCGGTGGTTGACGACCAGCCAGTAACCGCGCTCCCGAAGCACCCGCCTGCCTTCGTGATCGGGGGTCGTGCTCTCTGGATCTGGCGCTTCGAGAATCGCGAGCGCCTCAGTGGTTTCCTCAATGGTGAGATTTGCGATCCGAGCGAGATTGCCGACCGTCGCCGCGCGCACGCGTCCATTGGGGCCAGCAGCAGCCAGCATCGCCACGAAGAGAACGCGCACCGTGCATGGCAGCTGCCAAAGGCTCGAGCCCAATATCGACCCGTAGATCTTCACGAAGCCGTCGTCGGTGGTGTCGTCCATTCGCATCCCCCTTGCATTTTTCGAAAAACAGTTTCACATTCTCGTTCGCGCAGGTGCGGAAGACAGCCGTAGCTGACCCAAAGGGCTCCCTGTTTACGAGACAGGTGAGCCCTTTTATTTTCCCCCTGGAAGTGAGGCGGATCTACGCCGATCGGGGCGCTGTCGTCCAGCGCCAGATCATCGAATCAGGCGCGATCCCATGGGTTGCGTATGGTCACGCCGTGACCGCCACTACCCCTCGGTAGGGCTCTTCAGCGCGGGCCCCGTGACGATGGCCAGCGACAGCATTTCGATCCGCTGCGCGCAGAAAATGCAGAGCTCACAAAGCCGGGGCTTCCCTTCCGGGTTGCGCACCGTCAGCGTGTTGTAGGGCTTCTCGCCGTCGCGCAGGTGAGCGCAGCGCGGGGGCCATTTGAGCGCCTGTGCGTTCACGAGACGACGTTGCCAGTGCCGTCGGTCAGGAACGTTTTCCCCTTCGAGCGCGGGTCGTCCATGTGCGGCAGGAAGGGGTTGACCGGGTCCTGACTTACCAGCGTATTGCCCTCGCCGATAAAGAACGCGGTGTTTCCGCCCTTGCGGCGCGGCAATTTGGCCTCGCTGCGATAGCCCACCACGGCTTGGCCTTCGTGGTCGGCCTCCACCGAGATCGTGAGGGTGAGCACGCCTGACGACTCGCCCTTGATGAGCTTCGCGCGCTTCTTCAGCTCGCCCACCATGTTTTGAAACTGCGCGCTGACCACGTCCATCGCGCCGCCGCGATCGAGCTTGGACAGCATCGTTAGGAAGGCGCGCCAGTCGCCTCCCTCAATGACCGGCGCCGGAAGCGCGTTGCCCGCCACGCTCAGCGTCTCATCTTCGCCGTCGTCGTCGTCACCTGGGCCGTCGTCGGTGATCACGCCATCGGCGTCAGCCTCAGGCGGCACCGCCCGCATGTGGCCTTTGCCGTTGCTGGTCTTCCCGTTCGTTGCCTTTTTCTTTGCGGCCATGGTGTTACCTCGCGTTTGACAGTGGGGTGATGGTGTCGAGGCGCGCGCGCGCCCTTTGGTACGTCTCGGGGTCTCTCTCGGCACCGACCGCAACGCGGCCGGTGAGCATCGCTGCGACAAGGGTGGTGCCCCAGCCTGCGCATGGGTCGCACACTACATCGCCGCGGCGGCTGTAGTCGCGCACCAGCGTCCGCATGATCCAGGCCTCTTTGCCCCCGATCATCTTCTCGCGTGGCTGGCCCTCAGGCAGCACGTAGCCGCCAGAGAGCGCGCCCCATTTGAAGAACTCCGCGCCGGTCGGCCTCGATGCCATCACGAAGCCGGCCACCATGTGCGTACCCCACTGGGCCGGTCCGTCGCCCGTCATGCGCACGCGGCCGCCTGGCACCATGTACGAGAGTGGGGAGAAGCCGTAGCGGCCCACAGCCGCATAGGCCGCCTCGTAGGCTGGGATCAGCTCGTGGTCGCAGAAGCACACCATCCAACCCCGAGTGCGCGGGTGCCAAAACTTGACGAACTTGTGCACGTCCTTGGGCGTCCAGGACGTGTAATCGATTGTCTGCCGGCGGTTCTTGCCCACGGGGCGCATGTTGCCCGTCGTCTTGTCGAGGCGCAGGCGCTTATCGATCGTCGATTCGGTCGCGTAGCTGAGCTTGCTGCCGTTGTCGTGGCCGTCGTGGGTGCGCGCGCTGTAGGGCGGGTCGGCCAGGAGCAAATCACACGTCACGTCTTTGAGAACGTCGGCATAGTCGCCCTGGCGGAGGTCGAGGAAGCGCTCAGACTGCATTTGCGTCGGCCGCCCCGCTCGGGTCCATCATGAGATCCATCAGGCGCCGTTCCTCGCGCTTGCTGCCCCCTGCGAGCGCGCGCGCCACGATGACCGCCACGTCGCCACGCACAGGCAGGCTACGGTAGATCTTGCGCAGCGTGGGCGCGCTGACGTCGGTCTTCGCGGCAAGCCGCTTCAGCGCCTTGTCACCGTGCTTGTCGAACCACGGTTTCAGAAACTCAGGGGGGTCTCCCTGAAGCTCCCGCCCCCGTCCGCGTGATATTGGCATGGCGGCCGGTTTACCACGGATTTGCGAAAAGCTATTGCGCAAAATCGCGAGCCCTGTACCTTGCGGGTCCATGCCCGACGCTCCCGCTTACCCCGCCGATCAGCCACAACCCACGCCCGCGCCACGCCAACCAGGCCCCGAACGCGAGTCGTTCCCGGAATGGCTCAAGGAAGAGATCGCCCAGGGCAGTGACCCGAAGATGCGCCTCGCGCTGCGCCAGGCGTTGATCCGCGCCATCAAGGCCAGCGTCGGCGTGCAAAAGCAAGGCAGCCGCAACGAAGACCAAAACTACTCGTACCTGGGCCACGCGCAGGCGCTCGACGCCGTGCGCGCTGCGATGGCGAACGAGGGCCTCAACATCGAGCAAGTTCTGCTCGAGCCGACCGGAACCGTGATGGTCAACAAGGGCGCTTACGCGCGCTTTACGTGGCGCGCGATCTACCTGGTGACCCACACCGACGGCGGCATTCTTCCGCGCATCATTCGCGCGTGGACGGGCGACAACGACAAGTCCCCTTACGTCGCGAGCACCATGGCCGATCGCGTGATGCTGCTGCGTTTGATGCGTATGGGCGGCAGCAAAGAAGACGACGACAACAACCCCCAAGAAGCGCAGCAGCAGCAGGCGCGCCCCGCGCAACGTCAGCAGCGGACACCCGCGCCGCGCGCCGCGCCGCAGATCTCGCCCGAGCAAATGAAGGCCGCCCAGGACATGCTCACCGAGCTGCTCGAGAATCTGAAGCTGTGCAAAACCAGTGACGCCTTCGTCACCTGGGCACGCATCTATCAGCACGATTACGGGCTTCCCCAGAACATCCAAAAGCAAGGGTGGACCGAATGGGGGAAGGCCGTGCAGGCGCTCAACTACGCACCCGCCGAGCTCGCCGAACAGGCGCGGCGCGCCGGCAAGGTCAACGACGGCCCTGCCGATGGGGAGGTGACGTCAGATAGCGAGCCCCCTTTAGCCCCGGCGGGTACGCCCGCGAGCTCACCGCCCAAGGAACCCAGCGAGCAAGCCCGCTAGCATTCGCAGCCAGTCTTCTACGACCCATCGACCAGCACTAGGAGCCAACAGAACATGAGCACACTTCGCCGCGGATTCACCCTTGCGCACGACACCCTGACGCTTGCCTTCGTGCCTCGGGACGGCGCGCTCTGCGTGCAAGCGACTTTCGAAGACCCGAGCGATCCGAAACGGATCATTCGCGCGGTGCTCGACATGAGCACCGACGATCTCGCGAGCTTCTTGACCGACCTGCGCCGCGCGCAGAAAGAGATCAGCAGCGACGTGGAAGAGGTAGACGCCGAGCCGCTCGCTCCCACGTTGCCGGGCCTCGGGGAAGAGGACAGCGGCACGCCTGAGCAGGTGGCGCAGGCCGTCGGTGACGTGAAGGTCGCCGCGGAGCGCGCGAAGACACGCGGAGCGCGCGCGTGATCATCCCCGAAGCAAAGCTCGATATCGACACCTACCAGGCCGCCGAATGGCTCAACCACAGCAAGCTGCAGACGTTTGCGCGTGGCGGGCCGAGGCTCTTCTACCTGGCACACCAGCAGCGCAGCTTCCCTTCGCGCCCCGATACGGCGGCGCTCATCTTCGGCAAACAGTTCGAGGATCTCGCCTTTCGCCCTGACGTGTTCGGTCGCCGTTGCGTCGTGAAGCCCGAGGGGAAGCAGGCGGACGGGCGCACCGTCGAGGGCAAGGCCTGGAACGCCGCGCACGCGCACATGCGGGAGGAAGACATCCTGCACCCGAAGACACTCTCGCATATGCAGGAGATGGCCGCGGCGCTGAAGGAGAACACGACCGCGATGGACCTGATCGCCGCGTGCGAGGCGCAGACCACCTACTCCGCGCCCTGGTCGACGCATGGGCTCGGGGACCTCGAGGTCGCATCACGGCTCGACTTCTCTTGCCGTGCTGGCTGCGCGGAAAGCGGCTTTGTTCCGTTCCAACTCGACCTGAAGACCACAGACAAGCTCGAAAAGTTCCGCTCGGGCCAGGCGGTGCTCGACTACGGCTACCACTCGCAAGGCGGCCTCGGGCAGTACTGCATGCAGCAGAACCTTTCGCAGGCGGCTGTACCGCGGCACTTCCTGGTGGTGGTGGAGAAGCCGCTGCCACACCGCTGCGAGATCTTCGAGGTCAGCGGCATTGCGCTCGATATCGGCTTTCGCTGGTGCGCCGAGCAGATCGAGCGGATCGCGTTTCACAAGCGCTCAGGCGAATGGCCGCGCGTCAGTCTCGAGATCCAGGAGATCGGCATCCCAGGCTGGGCAGAGCACGACGCCATGGCTCGAGCGCGCGCGGAAGAAGACGACGACGAGGAGTAGCCGCTATGCCCGTGATCAATCACACCCTGGTCTACACATTCACGTGCAGCCTTTGCCCTGCGACCGGCAGCAGAAGCGGCACGATGGGCGACATAGGCCAGAGCCCGCGCCTGCCAGAAGGGTGGACATGGGCCGTAAGGCCACGGCCATTCCTTCCAGACTCGCACAAGTCTGCTGTGCAGCTGGGCAGCGGATCGGGCGAATCAAGCGAGCCGCTGATCTACCTTTGCCGCACGTGCACCAAGCGCGTCGAAGACGCGACGACACCGCATCCCGACAAGCGCAAGGGCCTCTGAAATGGGCGCGCCAGCCGGTGCCGTGGACGTCGCTATCAATCAGCTGCTCGCGTGGTGGCGGCTAGACGACAAGAGAGAGACCTTCGCAGAGCACCTACGCCGCATCGTGACGCGCGATCTTGAAGCAGAGGGGCGCGTCTATCTCTATATCGACTATGACCCGAACGCACCGCTTTTAGAGGCGCTGGGCGCCGCCGGCGTCGAGCCGCAACGGTGCATGTACTCAGCAGATCCGCCATTCAGCTGCCACAAATCCGGTGTGTGGATCTTGTGCCGCGGAGCGATCAACGGTGTGCGCGTCAAGCACGGCTACGGCGATGACTGGTCGCTGGTCTGGGGCGTCTGGCCAGTCGAGCCATGAGCGGGCGCGCGCCAGCCGGTGCCGTGGTCGGTATTTACGTCGACCTGATCGCGCACGTGGCGGTCGGCGACGTGATCCGCACGGGCTCAGGGCGGCGCTACGGCATCGTCAGCGTGCGCGTGCAAGAGCGCGGCATGCACGCGGGGCGACAGCACCTGCGCTGCCTCGTACTCGGCCCTGACGACGATACCGGCGCGAGCCAGGTCCATCAGATCTACTGGTACCCGCGGGGGAAGCGCTAACCTGCCGGCGGGCGCAAGCTGGCGCGGTTCACTCGCTCTACTTCGGCGTCGAGCTTCGTACGCACAACGTCGTCGCTCCACTGCGCCATGCCGTTCGGCGCGTTGCGGCGCGCGAGCTCGAGTGCGCGCTGCTGCTTGTCTTCGCTCTTCACCCGGGCGCCCTCGGCAATCAGCCGGCGCGAGTCGGCATCGATGGCGGCCACCGCATCGCGAATCGCTTGCTCGCCGGCCGCCACGTGCTGGTCATCGATCTTCAGTCCCAGGTTTTCGCGCAGGTATTTGACGCCTGCTCGGTAGGCGAGGATCAGCACGCTCACGACGATCAACCCGATCAACGTGACTAGCTGCTGTTGCACTGCGGGCGTCAGGATCTCGGCCATGTGTCCCCCGTTGGCTACTGTTTGTAGCCTCGATCTGCCCCCGCAGTTCCATGTTTTCGTCGCGCGCCGCCCCAAGCAGCGCCCTCAGAGATTCGACCTCGCGCGTCAGCTTCCGCAACGCATCTTGCGCCTCGGCCGTTTCCTCGAAGCGCTCTTCGGCCAGCCAGGTTGCCTTGTGCCGCTCGAGCTCGGCCGCCACCAGCTTCGCCCCGAGCTCATCACGCTGCGCCTCAAGCTGGGCGATGCGCTGCGCCATTTGCCCCGAGTAGTCCAGGGGCGTGAGCGCTGGTCGCGGAAGGCGCGCGCCGGCAGGCGGCATGCTCGAACTGGGCGGCGTGTCCTTGTAGATCTTCGCCAGCCGCTTTGCGTTCCACGAGACCAGCAGCTTGACCGCAAGCCCGAGCCCGGCCGAGATCGCGCCCACGAAGAGCCCGCCCGCGGTTTCGGGGCTGACGTCGGGCACCTATGCGAACGCTTGAAGCTCGGCCTGGATCTCTGCCGGCGACATGAACGGGAAGCGATAGCGCAGGGTGCCCTTGGGATCGCGCAGCGCGCGCGACCAGCGCCTGAAGAAGGGGCTCTTTCCTGGATCCGGGTCGACGTACCACTCACCGCCTTTCCCGCCCAGGCCGGGCAGGAAGCGGCGCACGTTGGGGTTCTCGGTGCAGTGCCCGCGCGTCGTGTGCCCCATGACCGAGACTCGCAAGCCGTGCTGCTCGCATGCGTCGCGCAGCGCGTCAGCGAAGCCGCCATCCCCGCCAGGCCCTGGCAAGCGCTCGTCCTTGGTGTCTTCGTCTTCGTCGCGCCCCGTGTCGCAGGCGTAGAGCAGCACCCAGCCGTCAGGCTTCATGTGCAGGGCCAAGAGCTCGGCCAGCTCGCCGACGTTGCCGAGCAGGTATCCCGCCTGCACTCCGCGCCGAAATCCGTGGCAGAACATCGCTAGCGTGTCGATCGGCATGCGCAGCGCGCGCAGCGCAGCGTTGCACGTTGCCCGCCGCCCTGCGTAGTCGAGCCGCGGATCGAAGTACTTCACGACCGCCGCGGGGTCGTAGCCGTAGAAGCTCGCGAACGCGCGCGCCTCGGGGATGAAGGCGCCCGTCGCGTCAGACGTGCCAGGCGTGTTCGCACCCGGTGCCAGGCATAGGATCCCGTGCTGTAGCGCTCCGACCATGGGAGCGAGCCTACTACATGGCGTAGGAGATCGTCTTGAAGGCCAGCTGGGGCGTGTTGACGATGGCCAGGGCGTTCCAAGACAGCGCGCCGCCTGATTGCTGCGCTGCGATATCCACCACGTTCGCTTGGCTGAACGTCACGCCGGTTGGAAACTCGACCGTCGCTAGCGATTGCCCTGCGCCGATGATCTCGTAAGCCGCGATCCCCACGTCGGGCGTCTCGAGCCGCACCGCGACCTGCGACAGCGGCGCGTCGGCGCCCTCGTTCGAAACCGACGACTTGATCGCGATGTGCTGCCCGGCGGTCATGCGCTTGATCAGGCTGAGGCTCAGGTGCACACCCTCGGTCGTCGCCGCCGTAAAGCGCGTGCCGGCGGCCGTCGATTCCTTCACACCGTTGACCCACGCTTCGAAGCCCACGAGCGACGGGTTAGTAACGTCTGTCACGGTGAAAAAGCCATAGGCGTCGATCCGATAGACGCCGTCATTCGGGACCACGATCTCCTTGGTGGAGAGCGTGTAGCCCCCTTCTTGCTCGACCAGCGTCAGGTCGAAGTCAGCGCCCGCGGCAACTGCCGCCCCGCCGATCGTGTAGCGCCCATAGACGTCGGCCGGATTGTCGACGTCCTGCATTTGCGCGTGGATGGTCAGTAGCCGCGCATTGACCGGCGCCTGGTCGTAGATCGTCGTGCCGCCCAAGGTCATCAGCGGCGCCGTCGGCGCGGGCGTGATGAAGCGATCGCTCCCAAACACGGTCACGCGATCGTGCGTGCACATCGCGCCCTGAAAGGCCGTGTTCACGTTGTTGCGCTTGATGGCGCCGAAGCACACCGCGCCGCCTGCTGCGATCGTGTAGTTGTTGAAGGGCGCCGGCAGGTTGAGCGTGTTGCTGTTCAAGCGCCCCGTCGGGACGACCTTCGACACCACCACCAAGCCCTGCTGGTTGAGCTGCTGCGCGACGCGCGGCGCAATGCGCGCGCTGCCCGCGAAAGGCCACGCGCAGAGGTAGAGGTAATACCAGCCGTTCGCAGCGGCGGCGCTCGCGGTCGGGTCGAGGAAGCGCGCGTTGAGCGGGTCGACCGTGCCCTGCGCCCACAGCGTGTTGCCGTTGGGGCCCACCACCTTCGTATCGACGTTCACCGTGGTCGCCGCGGTGCTGAAAACGTCCGTGCTCCACAGGTTTCGCAGGAACGTCCCGCGCGCATCGTCGTTGCGGAAAGCTGACGCGAACGGACGCAGGTCCACGATCTGCGAGGCAGATACCGCGCCGCCGCCGGCAGGGCGGAACACGGCACAGATCACCAAGCGGCTCGCATTGATCGGGATGTTCGTTGCCGAGCCTGCCAACACCGCGAAGGTCATCCCCTGCCGAATGCGCTTCACGACGTTCGTGGGGTCCCACTGCGTGTTGGGCGGATCCCAGATATCGCGCGAAACGGGTGCGTCGCTTGCCTCGACCACCGTGGCCACCACCACGTACCAGGTATCAGACACGGGCGCCGGCATGGTGACGGTCTGCGCGGTCGCCAGGCGCGCGAGCATGCGCTGGGTGGTCGGGCGGTCGGTCTGCGCGCCCGAGTCCGGGATCACGCAGATCCCAGGTGCGATCGAGATGTTCGACGCGTTCGGCGTCGCCTGAAGCCCCGTCAGCACCACCGGGTCGAGCACGTCAGCTGGGATGGAAGACGTGGCGCTCGTGCGCGTGGCGACCGCCGCGGCCGCGGCATCGTCAGCCCATGCGCCTGCAATGTCTTGCAGCACATTCAGATCGTCTGATCTGTACCGTTCGTTGAGATAGAAAGGGACCTTGTCCAACGTCGTCATGGCTTAGATCTCCATCTCGTAGATATCGCAGTAGGTGAAACCCGGATCCGATGCGCACCAGATCTGCGTGACGGGCACGCCGCGGCAATCGAAGTAGGTGGTGATCTGGTTGAGCGTCGCGTTCTCGCGCGAAAGCGTCCAATGCATTTGCCGCGTGGGGGACACGTTCGGCCACTGCACCTTCAGCACCACGCCGCCGGGCGAGACGCCGTCGCACTTCGCGCGCGGCACAAAACCACGCGCGTTCTTGGGCAGGATCGCCGCCGTCAAAAACGCAGCCGGGCCAAAGAGCGACGCCACCGAGAAGGGAAGCTCGAGCGAGCGCACGCGGCCGTTGCTCACGGACATGCCGCGGAAGCCGAGCCCCGCGGCGTTCGAAGGATCCGAAGCCAGCGCGCCGATGCATACCGCTTCGCCAATCGGCACGGGCACCGTAGCCCACGGGCTCGGGAGCGTGATCGGCGCGCTGTTGTCGCGTCGACCTTGCACGCTGGGCGCCACATCCGAGACCACCAGGATCCCCTGACTGGTCACGCCTGCGTAGGCGCCGCGCGGCGTGTACTTGCTGCCCCAGCGGCACAGGTAGAGGTAAAACCAGGTCGAGTTGGTAAGCGAAAGGCCCGGCGAAAAGAGCGCCGTCAGGTCCATCTCGCTCGTGTCCGACGTCGCGCGCGCGAACATGCGTCGGCCGCCGCGGTCGTACAGGTCCACATCCACGCTCATCAGGAACGAGCTCGGCACGTCGGTTGGGAAACCGAACCGGCTTCGCAGGTTGTGCGTGAGCATGATCTCTTCGCCGTCGCTCGAAGCCGCCTGATCGCCAGCGAGCGGGCGCATGTCGCAGACGTCGGCCGGATCGGTCGCGCCGTTCGAGCGCGAGAAGACCGCCGCGATCGGAACCCAGCCCACGTCAGGAAGCGGCACGTCCACGCCCCCCGCCAGGGCCTGAAACTCGATCACGTTCTCGCGCACCGTCATGATCGACACGTCGAACGAGCTCGTGGTGGGGTTCCAGAAGAGCCGGTTGACGGCGGTGTCGACCTCACCGCAACGCGCCTCGATCAGGTACCAGGTGTCGCCACCGAGCACGGGCACCGCCACGCTTTCGACATGCGCCAGGCGCGCGAGCAGTGACTGGCTATCGTCGATGCCTGGCTGCGTTCCGGCGCCGCTGATCCACACCGCTTGCAGAAGCGCGCCGGGCTGCACATCCACGCCCGCCGCCGTGCGCGCCATGGTGAGCCCGCCGATCACGACGTCGCGCAGCGCTTCCGCGCCCGTGCCCGAGAGATCGCGATTGAGCGAGTAGCGCATGGCATCGAGCACCGTGCGCGCGCCGAGCCCGGGAACGTTATTGAGGTCGGTGCTCGTGAGCTGCTCAAGCAGTCCGAATAGGGGGCGATCGAGTCCTGACATGGTGGGGAGCTCCTACAAACAGGGGTCTTGCATCAGTTTCCAGGCCACGCCGAAGCCCTTTTTCGATTGGATCTCGTCATACAGCGTCTGCATCAGCCGGTTGTAGATGACCGGGCCACCGTCGCCGGGCTGGCTCGCGCTGTCGTAGGCGTTGATCCCAGCGTTCATGGCGTCGAGTGGAAGCCCGTATGCGCCGAGATTCCGATTCACGCCGACCAGCACCACAAAAAACCGCTTCGAGGCGTTCTCGGTGAGTAGCAGGCTGCCAAACCAAGGATCGAGCGGATCGCACAGGCTGCCAACGTCGAGCGGCGAGTGATCGAGGATGAAGCCCGGGATCCCCTCGCGTGTCTCAAGGATCCTGTACGGAATGCCGTAGGGCGTCAGGATGCGCGCCACCGTGCGCTCGATGGCTGCCGGCGAGATGGTGTCCGGGAGATCGCTCAGCCGGTAGCGATAGTCTGGGTCGCCCTCGCCGAAGGCGCGTCCCATTTGCCGCTCGCGCCCGATCGCGTCGAGCGTGCCGTGACGCCCGGTCGTGAAGGCCTCGGGTTGCTCGATGCTGAGCCCGAAGTCCGACCACTCGAGCACATCCACCCGGATCACCCCGGGCGTGAGCGCTGCGCCTTCGACGACGATCGAGCCGAGCAGCGCGCTACCGCTTTGCACCTGCCCGTAAGACAGCACCCGGCGCACCTCGCCCAGGTCCGTGCCCGTCGTCACGCGCACGTAGCGCCCCACCAGGCCCTCCCAGAACACGTCAGGGTCGCCTGTGTCGGTGAGCTTGTTTCCGGCGCTGACGGTGCACGCAACGTCGGCGCGGCCCTCATCGGCCATGCGGACGAACGTCCCCGCCGGCAGGTTCCCTTGGTCGCCAGGGCGCGTCGCGATCGCCGTGGCATCGATGGGGCCGAGCTCGCCGGCAGCAAAGGTCACGTCGGCCGCGAGCACGAAGTCTTGCAGGGTTGCCGGCTGACCCGTGCTGTCGAGCGTCGAGTGCGCCAGCTTCTTTCCAGCGCCCACCACGAGCTCAAGGGCGGCCGAGGCGGTGCGCCGTAGCCGCACCAAGCCGGATGCCTTCACGGGGCCGCTGGCCGGGTCATCGGATTGCGTCGAGCTCGGCAGCAGCATGTAGCCCTGCGTGTTGCGCCGCACCGCCGAGCTCGCGCGCGCCTGGATCTCGGCCGCGCCGGCCACCGTATCCCAGCCTACCCCGTCGCTGTTGTTCTCGAGCTCATCGGCGTAGTTCGGGTCGGATGCGTGCCGAAAGGTCGCTTCCAGGTCGGCCTTCGTGCGGATCCTGTCCGTCACACCGTCACCTGTGTTACGCGCTCGAGCGTCGTGCGCAGCGCGCGGCTTTTGCCGCTTGGGTAGATGTCGCCCAATGGGTTCGCCACGAAGTCGTCAAGCACGATCAGCCCCGGCACGCGGCGCCCGATCGAAAAGAGCAGCGAGCGCTCGAGCGGTCGACCAGGCGGCGTCTGAGCCACCAGCGCCACCGTTCCGAAGCGCAGCTGATCGAAGGCGAGCTGCTGATCGGTGCCCGCGACAAAGCGCAATCGGTATTGGATCGAGACGTATTCGGGCACCGCGCCGATCACGAACGGCGGGATCCCGCAGCAGCGATATTCGAGCAAGGCATCCTTGACCTTGCGCACGAGCGCGGCGTTTGCCTGGCCGTTCACGTCGGCGATGTAGATGAAAATGAAGCCCGTGGGGTCGCCCAGGTCGTCAAGTTGCTCTTCGACGGTGGCGAGCACGATCCCATCGACGCTCACGGTGCCGAACAGGATCGCAGGCCCCGTGCCGCGTCGTGCAGCCAGGAAGAACGCGCGGCCGCGCTCGCGATAGCTCGATGCCGTCTCGTCGTCGATGCCGCCTGTGGCGGGACCGTCGTTCGTGATCCGCATGTTCTGGTCGACCGGATCTTCAAACTGCGTGATCTGACCGGCAGCCACGTTTCCGGCCGTGCCGGCGAGCACTGCGCGCACGGTCGCGGTCGCCGGTCCCACCGCGTTCTGCGCAAATGTCAGATCCGACATAAACTCGAACTCGATGCCGGTGGCCGTGCGCACCTTGTCGCCGGCGGAATAGACCACGGGCGGGAGCGTGCCGACAGCGCGGTAGATCGTCACGATCGCCAGCGCGGGCGACGCGCGCTTGCGCGTGAGCTCGCGCGAGTAGCGGTCCGGTAGCAGCCGCTCGAGCCCACCCAAGCTCGCTGAATCCAGGTAGAGATCCTTCACGTCGAGCGTGTGCTGGCGCATGACCTCTTCGGCCATGGCCGAGCCGCCTGCGAGCAGCAGATTCACGTCCGTGCCGGGCGTGTAGATCGCCTGGGGAGATACGCGCTTTCCAGGCGCGCGCGCCTCGCTGCGCGCGACGACTTCGCGCGCGGCTGCGTCAAAAAAGTCTGTGCGAGTGGGCAGGTCCGCCATAGGGCCAGAGCCTACAGCACCTAACCGCCCTTGCCGACCGTGACATTGACGCCGAAGGCGCCGCTCGAGCACGTGCCGGTGACGCTGAGCAGGAAGACTCCGGGCGCAGGCGAACTGACCGAGACGTCGGCCGTGAGGGTGCCCGGCTCTTGGAAGATCTGTCCCAGCGCCTGGGCCTGGACGCTGCGAAACGTGCCTGGGCGCATGGGCCCCTTCTCGGGCAGGTTGAGCCCGTAGAGCGGCTTTCCAACGAAGGTGCCCTGTTTGGTCGTGAGCCGCCGAATGATCCGCTTCTTGTAGTTGGCTAGGCCCGCGTCGTTTTGGTAGTCGCCGTCGGCATCGTATTGGAACGTGCCCAGAGCCGGCTCGACACCCGGGCCACCGTCGCCAGCGGGCAGGTTTGCGATATCGAAGCTGCGCCGCGTCTCGGGCGTGACGGTGTTCCGCGCCTCGCCGAAGGTGCGAAACAGCCAGGACCGGTCGGCGAAGCTGCTCGCCTGCGCGATCTGGTCGCTCACGGTCACGATGTAGACCTTACCCGGGCCGTCAAGCGGCGCGTCGAGTTGCAGGATCACCGTGTTCGCACTCTCGCGCTCGACCCAATACACGAGCGGAATGTGCACTTCGGGGTCGTTGTAGCGAGAGAGCGACCAGCCTCGATCGTAGAGCGCGTCGAAGATGGCGCCGCGGTTCTTGACGCTCACGGGGCCCGTGAGCGTGACGCGGATCGTGTTGAGCGTGACTTGCTCGGCGCCGACGACAGCTACGCCGCCGCCGGAGCCGCACGTCATGGAGCCGCACGGCCCCGAGCCGCATGCGCCCGAGCCGCTGCCCGTGCCCTCAAGAGTAGGCGTGCCGCCCGGCACGACGGGCGGTGTGGGAGGCGTGTCGAACTGAAACTGGAAGTCAGTCATGCGACGTTCCCGGCTGCGTCCACAGCCTTGACGCGAAGGAAGGGCCCAGGGTTGGTTAGCGGCCAGCCGCCATCGCGCTGCACCACGAACGTCCACCGCCCATCCATGCCGACCACGGGGCCCGTGCTGCTGCCATAGAAGGCGCGGAACTGTTGGCCGTCGTAAACAGGCTCTTCGAGCCCTGGCAGGTAGCAATTGATCATGGCGAACTTCACGGCGCTCGCCGCATCGCCTACCACCACTTGGATCGCGGTGCCCTGGTTGATCGGGGTCATCACCACGGGCAGCGTCGAGACCGTCGGCGGGGTCGTGTCTGGTGGCGGCAGCGGCGGCGCGCCGATACGCACGAACTGCACGCCTACGAGATAGGTCAAGGTCGTGTTCGATAGGCCGTCGTTGATCCCGAAGAAAAGCCCCGGGTTCGATCGAGCGCCGACCGCGGCCGCGTTGCCCACCGTCAGCACGCCCGGCTTGGCGGTGAGGTCGCTCGCCGGCATCCCGCTCGAAGTGCGCTGCTCGCTGGTGGCGATGTCGTAGCCGGCGCAAAAGCCGTTGTAGACGCCCGCAACCCACTGCACGTTGGTGATCAGCCCCGCTGCGCTCGCCCCGACCGCCAAGGACGCCGCGCCCAGCTTGAAGCTCATGGAGCTTGAGGCGGACCCTGATCCCGACGGGCCCGTCATATAGTCCTTTGCCCGCTGCGCAGCGCGCAGCCCTACGCCGTCGTTTGTCGTGTCGACGATCCCAACCAGCGGATCAACGACGTTGCCTGGCATGTTGAAGCGCGCGCGCACGAGCATCGGGATCGCCGCGTCGTAGCCAGGCACTTGCGAGAAAGGCAGAAACCAGTGCGGAAAGTTGAGGTCGCCGTTACTGCCGATGATCGCGCTACCAGGCCCAGACGTGCGGCGGATCGAGAGCCCGGACCCGTTCACGAGGTTGCGTGTGTAGACCTGGCTGCTCACCGAAAGGCTGCCTTTGGCGTACCACGTGAGCCCATCGATCGTGTACGCGCCGCTCGCCGTGCAGGTCTGGTTAGCCTGCGCCGACAGATCGACCGTGTAGAGGACCGTGCTCACGGTGTGTTACGCGCCTCCGCCCGCGTAGGCCGCCACGATGTGCCACGTGTCGACGCCATCGCTTTGGAAGATCGTGGACTGGCCGACCGCCGAAAACACGTAGGTCGCTGAGCCTGCGATGGTGTCGCCGCCCGTTGCGGCCACGATCGGCGTGCCGCTTGTGGAGAGCGCCGCCACCTGGCCGTTGGCGGAAGCCGCGGCAGAGGGCAGCGAGATCGTGTGCCCGCCGTTCATCAGCACGTGTTGGCCGTACGAGGCTACGTAGTTGGCGCTCTTCTCATCGGTGAATGCGAGCCCGCCACCACCGCCATTGAACCGGAAGATCAACGTAGCGAACTCGAGCCACCAAGAGACGGTGCGGCCGTCCACCCAAGGCCCCGACGCCTCGGCCTGGTTGAAGTCGGTGCGCGCGACCTCGGTGGGCCCGTTCTTGAACAGGGCTGCATCCGGCACGCCCTTTTCGTTCGGCGCGGGAATGCGGATCGCTGTCGGGCTCTGCTTCACCGCCCAGACCTTGATCGAACGATCTTCGCCCGGCGTGCCCTCATCGGTGATGAGCTCGATCAGCCAAGAGCCATACACGCCCGGGTCAGGCGAGAAGCTGTACGCGCCGATCCCGTCGGGCTGCAAGCTCGCGACGCTGGTGGTGTCGGGAGTTGGCAAGAGCCCCACCCAGACGAAGCGAAAGCGGAATGTATCGACGTGATCGAGGCTGGTGAGCGTCACCAGCGAACCGTCAGCGAGCCCGTCGTCTCGTGCCATTCCGGCCACGCCCGCCGGCGTGCCCACCTGGTCGATCTGCATGATCGCGCTCATCCGGTCCCCCTACTCACCTTTGATCTTAGTCGACAGGGCTTGGCCCTCGACCAAGGTAGCCTTGAACGTCGAGATCGCCGATCGCCAAGTCGCGAGCGACGGCGTCAGCGCATCGAAGAACGCTTTGAGCGGCGCGAGCGGCCCGATGCAGGCAGAGCTCGCCGCCGTGCTCGCAATCTGCACCGTGTTCGCCATGGTGTCGGTGCTGTCGAGGAAGGTCTTCAGCGCGGTCGTGAAGTCGTTCCCACGCACGAAAGCCTGCGTCGGCTCGGCCTCGACCAGCTTGATCACGGGCGCCACCAGGCGCACGGCCTTGAGCTCGATATTTGCCTCATGATCGGGTGCGCCCAGCAGGAAACTCGAGCCGAACACGTTCGCGACAGACTGCCCGGCCACTGTCGTCGCCGGCTTCGTTTCTGGGCCGATCGCCACCGCCACAATCTGCGGGTCGACGTTTAGATCGCCCTCGGGGATGGTCACCACCACCACCGCGCCCACCTTCAGGGGCGCGCTCTGGATCATGCCGGCCCATCCAAAGCTTGGGCACACCGAGCACGGCACGTCGGTTTCGCCGGCCAACGGGCCGCCCACGATGTCGACCGCGGCTAGCATGCCGCTCTCGGCATCGAAGGCAACATCGGTCACCTTCGCAAAGCAAACCCACACACGTGGATCAGAGCCGGGCCCGCTCGCTGTCTGCTTGAGCCGGTTCGGGTCGATGCCTTTGAGGGGGCGTTGCCGTCGCACGGGGCGAGGTTACTGCGAAAAGGGCGCGCCCGGATCTGATTGCAGCTGCTCTTGGGTCTGGGCCGAGAAGCGTTCGTCGGCCGCCTGGGAGGCGCTGGCCGGCTGCTGGCTCATGTTTGCGGCCGCCTGGGCGTCTGCAGTGCGCCGGGCCGCTGACTTGGCCGCCAGGCGCTTCGAGGCGGGCCCGCTCTGCCCCTGGGTGCGCGCGTTCGCCTCGGGACTCGGCCCCGCCTTGATGTCGTCCGCACGCGTCGCGTCGTCGCGCACCACCACGTAATTTTGGAAGTCCACGTCGATGCTCAGCCCCTCTTCGTGGTCGAAGGCGAGCCGCACTCCCTGCACGCGGAACACGGTCTGCTGGTTGGTGGTGTCGAGCAACGCGGCATACGTCACCGCGACGTTCCGCTTGAAGCCCGCCGCGATCAGGCGCTGGACGCGATCCGAAGCGCTCATGCCCTGAAGCTCGGTCACACGGTCCGCCAACACGCCCTGTTTGCGCGCGTCGATCAGGATGCGGATCGGCTTGCCCGCCTTCAGATCGAGTAGGTCGGCATTGAGGAAGTCCACGCCGAACGAGCTCGGATCGGCGGTTGTAAACGACCCTTCGAGCTCCTGACGTGCCGTTTCTTCGTAGATGCCGCGCGCGATCGAGCGCAGGCGCTCGAAGTCGGCCACGTTCGAGACCACCATCACGTGAATGGGGTTGTCGGGGTTCGAGCCGCTCGGGGTCACGCGCGCGGCGCGATCAGGGGTCTTCGGGAAGTCGTTCAGGCCAATGATCGCGGTCTCATAGCCAGGGCTCGCAGGGTAGCGCGCGGCGTAGGTCAGTTGCTTGTCTTGCTGGTAGCAGCGCACCTCGACGGTGGGATTCTTGAAGCCCGTCAGGTTTCGCGAGAACTTCAGCCGCTCGATGTTGCGCCCCCACACCATGGCGGGCGCGGACGGGTCTTTCCCGTAGAGCGTGCGCGCGTAGGTGATGTGGAGCCCGTAAGCCTCGACCACCGGGATCACGCCGCACGCAATGCAGACGTCGGTGATGTAGTCCCAGACGTTCCCCTTCTCGCCCACCCGCTGGAAGCGCTTGTGGCCTTTCTTCCCCACGAGCTTTTTCTTGCGCGCCGCGGCGTTCGACGGGATAGGGCCGTCCTCGCCATCGCCGAAGCGCACGGGGATCCCGCGCAGCGCCGGAAAGCTGTTGAGTAGCCCCTGGATCCCCATCTCGATCGGGGCGCCCATGTCGAGCTCGGCTTCCTTGGGCAGCGGCGTGTCGCGGATCAACGACATGGCATCCTCGGCCCGCCCCTGGACAAAGGCGCCATCGTCACCGAACTCGATATTCCATTCGGTGATGAAGCCAAAGAACCGTGTCTGCGCCTGGAAGCCGTCCGGGTCTTCGACAACGCTCAGGCGCGAGCCGTCGTCGCGCGTGATCCCGTGCATGCCCGCGTCGAAGTCGAGCGGCTCGACCACGCCCATGGTGAGCTCGATCGCCGCCGAGCGCATGAAGTTCGGGTGAAAGGGCGCCTCGTAGTAGTTGAGCGTGAAGCTCGCCTTATCGAGCGTGCGGAAGCCCGCGCGCTGCACCTCTGCGCGCAGCACCGGGATCCCACCGATCGTGGTGAGCGATAGCTGGTCGGGCGCGGGTCCGTGCACCGCCTCGGGCGTTTTCTCGAGCCCAGCTGAGAGCCGCTGCGCCGACTTGAGCGACGCGCGCGCCTTGCCGATCTCGGTATCGAGCTCGGTTGAGCTCTGGGCGGCCTGCTGCTGCATCTTGACCAGCGTGGCGAGCTCGCGCCGACGCTTGTTCACCACCGCGCTGGCGTTCGACTCCTTCGTGTTCGAAGAGAGCATCACGCCGCTTTTGCGTGCCGTCGAGAGCGGCTGAAGCTCACGAAGCAGCGCGGCTGTGGAGCCGCCTTCGTCAAGGCGGATAGCGAGGCGTAGCGAGGCGCTTGGGCGGTAGCTGGGCATCAGTCCTCAACCAGGCTGGGCAAGAGCTCTTTGCGGCGGATCCGTTCCGAGATGATGCGGCAGATCATGCGCGTGCTCACGTCCTGTGCGGCCAGCGCGCGGTGTGCTTGCTCGAGCTCGCGCACCTCACGACTGCCCTTCTGGAAGTGCGGATCGCAGAACGACCAGCCGAGAAACACAGCGTTCCATGTGATCAGCGTGACGTAGGCTGCCCTGGCGCCGCACACGTCGCAGGTGTCGCTGACCTTGAGCATGCTCAGGTCACGCCGGTAAGACCGGGCGCAGGGGGGATGATCACCTGCGTGCCAGGCGGTATCGATGAGCTGTCGAACCCGTTCGCGTCGGCGATCAATTGCCATGCGTCCGCGTTGCCATATTCCTGTTGGGCCAGCACGCGCAGGCTGCCGCTGCCGTCCATCGTGACGATACGCAACGCGTCTGGCTCGGCGCGCGACTCAAGGCTTTGCGCCGCCTGGTTGACGCTGTCGCGCAAGATGCCGGCGAACGTGCCCACGTCACGCTTGAAGGCTTCCATCGTGAAGATCCCGGCGACGCCATCGTCGGTCATCGCCACCGTGTAGCCGTTCTCGAGCACCTCGGTCAGCAGCTGGCCCACCAGGAATGCGACGCTTGTGGCCGCCCCGCGGATGCCCTGCACCACGCGTGTCGGGAGCGTGATCGCATTGGCCAGCACGCGGCACTTCGTGAGCACGTCGTCGACCTGCGTCTGGATCTGGTCGATCAGCGAGAAGATGCGCGCCTCGTAGCTCAGGATCGTATCGATCGGGTCGAACGCCACCAGGTCGGAAAGCTGGCTCATGGCGCTCTCGATCTTGTTCGGGTCGAGCGTCTGCAGCGTGGTCTGCTCGGGGGGCTGCGTGCCGTCGCTGTGCCACTCGAACTCGAGCGACCAAGGCTGGTCTTCAGTGCGATCGGGGCTGGGCGTGAACCTCTTCACGATCCCGAAGCGCCGGAACATCGACCACTGCACTTCGAGATCTGAGCCGGAAAGGATCAGCTCGTTGATGATCCCCACCATCGCCTCGGCCGTCGTGGGCTGAGGAAAGCCGCGCACGGTCACGGCGGCCTGCCCGGTAGACGGGTCGGGCTGCAAGTACTTGTCCCGCCATATGCCGGTGAACGTGGTGGGATCGAACGTCGGGCCAAAGAGCTGCTGCGTGCCGATCGGATTGCCCGTGTAGTAGGTGACGCGCGAGCGTTGCGAGATCCCAAACTCAGGCCCACGGAAGGGCAGCGCGCGGCCGCGCAGCACCACCTGCCGCTTTTGCCCGGTGAGCTCGGTGATGATCACGGGCGCGCCTTCGTTGGGCACGTATGGACTCAGGCCGCCCGGTGGGCTGATGACTTCTCGGAATGCGCTCGCGATCGTCAAGGGACCTCCTACCGCGTGAAGTCAGGCACGAGCGCCGAAGCGATTCGCTTGCTCGCGCCCTCGTTGATGGCCTCGACCGTCTGATCCCATACCCGGTCCGGGTCGGCATCGCGGAAGTCTTGCTTGACCTCGATCTTCGAGCCGCGGAAGTCGTTGATCGTGGTCTTCTTGGCCTTACCCTTGTTGCTCTCTTCGGCCATGTTGAGGATGCTTTCATCCTCGCCCTTCTGCTTCGAGAACTTGGCGAAGTTGGCGCCGAACGCGTCCATGAAGCCATCAAAGAAGCCCGCGCTGGATTCCTCGCCCTTCTCTTTGGGCTTGTTCACGCCGTAGCCGATGTCGAGCACGCCGCCGAAGAACTTGGCGATCCCGGCGAACGTCTTGCCGATCACATCGGACAGCCACTCGAGCCCCTTGCCGAGGTACTCGAAGATCAGCACCCAGCCGCCGATGATGAACCGGAACGCCGGCCACAGAAGCCGCGCGAAGGACAGCACGATCCCGAGCACGCTCGTAAAGGCGATCAGCAGGATGCCGCCCACCACCTTCGCCAGCGGCCAGATCACGCTCAGGATCGACTTGAGCAGCGTCCAGAGCGTGCCGAAAATGTCTTGGATGAACATCCCCACGGGCGCCGCGAAGATCAGCACCGCGTCCCACTGATCCACGATCACGCCGATCGCACCGGCCAGGATGGTGAGCGGCAGGATCACCGCCTGGAAGCCCGCGCCGATCGCGAACAGGTCTTTGACGACCTCGGCAATGGGCGCCAGGGCGGCGCCCAGCTTCGCATTGATCGCGCCCATGCCCGCGCCCGCGAGCGAGCCGCCCACGGCGGCAGAGCCCACCTTGTTGACCAGGTATGCCGCGCCGACCGCCTTGGCCGTGGGCGCGAACTTTTGCGCCTTGCCCAGCGCGAAGCCGCCCCACGATTTCATTTCGTTCCAGGTGCGCTGCATGCGCTCAGCGATCTCTTCCCAGTGCGTGAGGAAGTACTCCGTCGCGTTGCCGATCGCCTGGTACATCGGCTCGAGCCACGCGCCCACCATGTCGCCGGCGGTCGTGAGCAGCGCGAGGATCCGCTCTTGGTTCTTCTGGAAGATGCCCACCATGCGCACGAGCATCTTGCGGAAGCCTTCGAGCGGACCCGCCATGAAGTTCGAGCGGAAGCGCTGCATGAAGTCGACGAACGAGCTCGTGATACCGGGTAGCGTCTTCTCAAAGGCGGCCGCGGCAGGCGCAAAGCCCTGCAGCGCCTCCTTCATCCGCTCGATCCGCTTCTCGGGTAGAAGCGCGTTCCAGGCCTTGGCGTCCTCTTTGATGCGCCCGGTGGCGCGCAGCATGCGGAAGAGCAGCACGTCTGTGCCGGCGGCCCCCGTCGTCATTTGGTTGATGTCGCGCGCGGCTTGCTTGAAGTCGACGCCGAGCACCGAGGCCGCCGCCACCGTGTCGTTGGTCACCTGGCGGATGCCGCTCAGCTTCTCGCCCGCGCCCGCGAGCGGGCCCACGATGCTCGAGTAAATGCCGAACATCTCTTGCGACGTCGCCACACTCTTGAGGGCGTCGTCTTGCAGCTGGCGGAAGATGGCGCCGCCCAGGATGCCGGCTTTGTTCATGCGCTCGGCGCCGTCAGAGATCCCCTGATACATGGGCTGCGTCGCCGCGAGCACGGCGGCGAGACTGGTCTTCTGCGTGTCGAGCGCGGTGGCGTATTCGAACGACGCGCCGACCAGCCCACGGATCCCACTCGTCAGCGTGCGCACGCCCAGGTAGGCGCCAGCAAAGCCGAGCGTACCCTTCAGGAGAGCGCTGATTCCGCTTCCTGCGACGTGCGCCTGCTTCTGGACGCCGAGCAGGCCCCGTACAAGGCCCCCCACGCCCTGGGAGGCGGTGAGGGCCTTGACGTCGATCTTGGCCTCTACGTCGTATGTTTCGTCGGCCACAGAGAGGTCACCTCACGTCGGGGTCTTGTTCTCTTCGGCCACGATATCACTGAGCGCTCGGTGAAACCGCCGCATGAAGCGCATATCCCAGTCCATCGACTCTTCCGGCGAGGTGTTGCCGTAGCGCGCTACATACGCCACGCGAGCAAAGAGCGCGTCCTCCCAGCGGCTACAGATCCACTTGTCCTTGGCCATCTGGCAGAAGAAGCCGAAGTAAATCCCGAGCCGGTCCGCCTGCGTCAGATTAGGACGGCGGACTCTTCGAATTTTTTTGTCGCTTCCTCGCCGGGATTGTTCATCTCTTTCCACTTGAGCATGACCAGGTTTCGCCCGGTGAACCCGAGCGCGTCCCAGAGCGCATCACGCGACAGATCCATGTCGCTGAGCGGCTCGCCGTTCAGGCTCACCAGGCAGGCCTTTACGAGCTCGAACCCGAGCCGGATGCCATCACCCTCGGCACGCGAGATCGCCGCGTACTCGTCGGAACTCGAAGGTGACGTGAGGATCAGCGTGAAAGGCTCGTCGAAAATGCCATTCTCGCAAATCTCGGGGGCGATCGTGAGCTTGAAGCGGCGCCGGCGGATCTTGCCGCCCTGGCCTCCCTGATCCGTGGTCGTGCGCGCGAGCAGGCGCGCGATGGCGCCCCCAGTCGGTTTGGCAGGCGCTTCCTTGAGCATGTCCTGAATGGGCTCGATGGGTTCCATGTGATTTGTCCTTCGTGTGGGCGAGACGTGAAAACGCCTCGGCCCGGTGGTTATACCGGAGCCGAGGCGTTTTCGTGTCGCGCGCGGAAGACCCTTAGGGGGTCAGAGCTTTCGGAAGGTCGAGCCGTTGGCGGTGAACTTCATATCGCCGTACTGGTCTCGCTTGCCGAAGTTGGCGCCCATCTCGCCAAACTTCAGGCCCGGGAAGGCCATGCGGCGGCGCTCACCGTTGGGAAACTGAAGCGCGGACACAGCGTTGATGGACGCCGAAGCCGCGGTGCGGCGCTGCGCGCGGTCGACTACCGCTGTCACGAAATCGAACGTCTTGGCGCTCGACATGTCGATCGTGAACTCGAGCTTCACGCCGCGGAAAATCTCATCGAACTGGTCAGCGACCTGGCCGAGGTAGCCTTCCTGGATGATGTCCAGCATGAAAGTGAACGTGTGATCCTTGATGTGGTCGAAGTACGTCACGAGCCCGCTCGGAAGCGTGAGGCTCAGCCGCACTTCTTGACCTTTGATCGGCAAATCCATGGTGCTGGCTCCTTAGGCGGCTTCTGACTCGGTGACAGTGATCACGCCCTCACCGATCTCGGTGCGAACTTCGATAGCGTCCATGCTCGACAAGGTGCGCACCTTGAAGACCATCACGAAGATCCCGAGCGCTTCGAGCGCGTCAGAGTTGGCGTCGAGGCTTCCCGTGTAGCTCGCGATCCGCTGGCGCTCGGGGTCGTCGGTGCTCAGGAGCCCGGACAAAAAGCCGTCGGAGCTCACGTAGCAGGCGTCGCGCCGAGAATCGGTCATGAGCTTTTTCACGAACGGCACGAGCCCGCGCGCCAAGCTGTCTTGGATGAAGTCGGCCATCTTGCGGCGCGCCTGCGTCTTGCGGCCGTTGATCGAGCTGGTCGTGACGCCGCTCTGGAAGACCATGCCCGCCGTGCGGTCGAGCCGCGGCGCGCAGATCCCCGAGGCCTTCAGGTCGGCGTAGTCGGTCGCCGTAAGCACGGTGCCGCCGGCCAAGGTTTCGATGGCGAAAAAGTTCGTCAGCAGCTGGGTTGCCTGACCCGCGTTCTCTTCGGGCGGCAAGAGCGCCGAGACCTTCGCCAGGCCCGCATGGGCGCGCAGCGTCACGATCCCGGAGTCGTTGAAGCCGAGGCCGCCAGAGACGCCGCGTGCCTGGATCTCGGGGATCACCACCTGCCAGCCGGGCCAGGTGTACCAGACACGATCAGAGCGCAGCAGCGCGGCGTCGACCTTGGCCTGCGCCTTGGTCAGCCCGAGCGCGCCAGAGCGCAAGAACTTGCGCCCCGCCGAGCCCGTATTGCTCGCGTCCTCTGCGTTGTCGGAGGCGTAGGTGTCGATCGCGATCGAGCGGCGTGCGCTGTACAGGTAGTTGATGTCGATCGCTTCGTTCGTGGTGTCCTTGGTCTTGTCGAGCGCCGCCGTGTAGCGCGCGTCGAGCTGACCTTCGGTGAGTGCAGCCGTGAGCGCCGCCGGGTTCGTGGCGCTCATCGTCGCAAAGCTCGGCTGATCGATCAGCACGTTGACGGCGTTCGCGCTCTGACCGACCGCGGTCCCGTCGTCGTACGCAGGGCGCACCTTGATCGAAAAGGGGCCGATGTTCGGCGCCGCGTTCGTGCCGGCCGCCACCGTGGTGGTGACCATCGTCACGAACTCGACCGCGCCAGACGTGCGGATGCGCGTGCCGGCCTTGATCGTGCCGCCGGCGTTCTCGCCCGCCTTGACGGTGGTCGCCGTGATCGTGATCCCGAGCGCCGTGGCCATCGCGCTCGCTGCGATCAGGATGGTGCCGGCGCCCGCGGTGCTGTCGTAGATGGACAGAAGCCCAGACGCGTCCACCAGCGCCTTGCCGTTGATCGAGGCGAGGCCCGCGGTGCCGTTGATGATCGTGGCCACCTCGGCCGCGGTCACCACCTGAAGATTGGCGACGTTGCCAGTGCCCGCCGTCGTGCCACCCGTCAGCTGCAAAACCGCCAGGACACCCGCGGTGCCATCGGCAAGCGTCAGGCTTCCGCCCGTGCCCTTCTGCAGACCCTTGATGGTGATCACGTTGGCAGCCTGCGTGGCGACGACGGCGCCGACCGCCGCATTGATGCGCGACACGACTGCGGCCGCCGTCTGATCGGAAGCTGCGAAGGTGACGACGATCATGGGCAGCGCGTCGATCGTGACGTTGAGCTTCTCGCCCCCGAGGAAGCCGGTACTGACGACCGCGCCGCCGCCCACCCGCTGCGCCTCGGCCGCGGCAATCGCCGTCGAAGCCGTCGGGCCGCCCGTGCTGGTGGTCAGCGTGATTTGCTGGCCGACGATCAGGTTGTAGGGGCCCTTGGTTCCCTTGATGACCGCGAGCGGCGAGAAAGCGACCTCGCCGACGCTCGAGTCCACGCGTACGACCAGGAAGCGCGGCGCGCGAATGAACTTCGTGTAGAGGAAGCCGTTCCCGTTCCACACCTCGCCGTTGCGCTGGCGCGCGCACGGGTTGTTGCCGGTGATCCCGGCGTAGGTGTAACCGAGGGTTCCGAACTGGCGCGTGATGTCGCCGCCCTCGACCTCGGTGAGCACGCCGATCGGTCCGTCATCGAGCTCGCCCACCATGCAGACGACCCCGGTACCGATGCCCGTAATACTGGCGCTCGGATCGAGATCTTCGACATACACGCCCTCAAGGGCGGTCATCTCTTCGATGGTGAAAACACGACGCGCGCGGAAAATGTAACCAGCCATGCTCAACCCCCAACGGGTTCCACGGCTTCGCGCGATTCGGACAGTAGCACGGGGCGCGCCGCCCCTGTCTAGGCCTAGCCCTGCGAGCTCGTGAGGGTGTGGACTGCGCGCGGCCAGAAGTGCCGCCCCGCCCTCATCTCGAGCATGGGCGCGTCCCACGTCACGAGCGCGCGCAGCTCCCATTCATTCGTATAGGCCTTGGCCGGGATGTTGACGCGCTGCGCTGGCTGCTTGAGCGTGAAGCGCCCTGTCGCGCAGGCATAGATCTCGGGCAGGCGCAGCAGCACCCCGCGCACCTCACGCGGATTGAAGATCCACGAGAGCGCCGTCGCCATGGCGTCGCGCAGGGGCTTCGAGTCGGCCCAGAAGCTGACCTGAAACACACCCTGGGCGTCCCCGAGATTCCAAATTACCGTGCCGCGCGCTTCGTCCCACGTATCTTCGAGCGCGTGCGGCAGAGCCTCGCTGAGGGCCGCGTCCGAACGCGGGAAGATGGACGCCGACGGGTAGAGCAGCTTCTGTTGGGCGGTGGGGTAGTCGTCGAGCACGTCCAGCAGGGTGACTTCCCGATTTCGCGGCCGATCCTGTGCCGGGTCAGCCGGCTCGCCGCCCCAGACCGAGAACGTCTGACAGCGCAGATAGGCTTCGAGCGCCATCGCGCACGCTTTCTCGGCGTCGATCTGCACGCTGAGGCTATCGATGTGCGGCGCGGCCGCGTCCCCTTCCTTGCCGATCACGACGTCACCAGTAGCCATGCGAGCTAGCGTGACCCGCGCGCGCGCTCGGCCGCCATCTTTTTGAGCGACTTACGGATCTCACTATCGAGCACGCGGTTTTTCTTCCAGCGGCGCAGCGCGCGCGAAAAGTAGCGCTTGGGCGCGATCCCATGCTGCTGGATGCTGCGCCGCACCGCCCACGCCATCGCTACGGGGTCGGTGGCGCCCTTGCGCGTGGCCCAGGCGATCAAGGGCTCGATCGGGGGCGTAAACGGCCGCGTGCCGCCTTCCATCATGGCCGCGTAGGGCGCGCCCATCGTCACGAAGGCGCCCGTCTTCAGATAGATCACGCCGACGCTGTTGCGCATGATTCCGCGGTCAACGACGGGGTAAGGCTCGTTTTCCGAGATCTCTTCGACCACGTAACCCTTGAGGCGCTCGGCGGCGCGCCGGCTCGCAATGACCGCGGCGTGCTGAAGGTCGGCCGGCAGGCGCTGCACGAGCCCCACGAACTGCGAGATCGTGACCTTGCGCCGCTGCCCCATAGCTAGACGGTATGCGTGCCTTCGACGCCTCGTGCCTCGCGCGCGCGCGTACGGTCGTGCAGCCGGCGCAGCGCGGCCTCGGTGCACTCAAGCGCCTCGGCATTCTCCTGGCACGCGTAGGGGCTGCTCTGGAAGCCGCGCAGGCGGTCCGCCACGATGGCGAGCAGCACTTCATTCGTGATGCCGTTGACGCCCACTTCCTTGATTGGCCCGTTCTGGAAGCAGATCAGCGTGCAGACCAGCGACGGGGTGCCTTCGGGGGCATCGGGGGGCGCGATCGAACCCGGTGGGCCTTGATACAGGATCGTGTAGACGTGGCTCGCGTTCCCGTTCTTGGGGTTGCGCTCGTCAGCCTCGATCGTGATCTCATGGTTCGCTGCGTTGATTTGGTGCTCGGTGATCTCTGGCATGGCGTGTCCTTCGCTTCGCTGGGGATTCAGCGTTGGCCAGGGTACATCACCGCACCCGATCGATCCCGCCCCTGCGCGAGCTCGGTCAGCGTCACCTTCCAGTCGAACTGTTCGGGGCGCCGCACGGGCATGTCCTCGACCACGAACGGGCGCCGATCAGTCTTGCCGTCGCGCGCGTCGACAAACACTTCGATGAAGCCCTCTTCATTGGGAGGCAGCGGACGCCGGTGGAAGAGGTCGAGGATCTCATCCTCCGTCAGCTGAGGGTTGAGCTCGGTCAGCACCACCACGCCGCGCTCGACGTAGCCGCCGTCGCGCAGCTGGCGCTGCACCTTGGGCTCGACCTTCGGCCGTGGCAGAAACTCGCGCTCCCAGACGCGCGTCACGTCGCCGCGCCCCGCCTGGTTGCCGTTCCAGCGCAGGCGCACCGAGAGCACGCGATAGGGACGCATTCCCAACGTCGTGTTGAGCTCGCGCGCGCTGTTCACCGTGCTCGCAAGCTGCTCGGCCAGCGAGCACGGGCCCGGGTCGACTACGACCGGCACAGCGGGAAGCAAGAGCCGCGGATTTCCGCTGTTATCCACAGCATGCCCCCTAGGTGTTGGTAACGCGCATGCCGCCGTTGAAGGTCTGGCTATTCGGGTTCGGGAACACGCCCAGATCATCGGCGAGGATGCTGATCAAACGCCGACGCTCGGCCAGCAGCTTCGTGCGCCCGAGGCGCGCGTCGAAGGTAATGCCGCCCGTGCTGGTGACGCCGCCCCGCTTGTTGTCGGAGCGGATCAGGCACTCGACCTCATCCAAGTCGCACAGGTCTCGGCGCACCTGGTTACGCCCATCGGGGCTCAGACGCTTGAAGGCATCCTCGGTCACGTAGAGCGGCTGAATGGCCGCCGGGTAGCCGAAGGCAATCGCGGGCGCGAGCGCAAACCAGCGCGGGTAGCCTAGGAAGTGCAAGATCTTGGTCTTTTCCTCTTCGGAAAAGCCTCCGACGCTCAGCGCTTTCGCGAGTGCGGTCTCTTCTTGCTCGAGCGATGCATCCGCCACGTCAGGCAGCCTATCACGGCAGGATGAGCTCGGGAGCCTCGCAAGGTTCCAACTGCACCCCCTGCTTCTGCAAGTGCTCGGGGTCGTAGCTGCGATTCGTGAGGATCTGCCCCGCCTTGAGCGTGGTCAAAAATCCGTCGCTCATGAAGCGCACCTCGCGCACCACGCGGTAATGACGCAGGTCGGGTTCATCGCGCTTGATGGGCTCGAGCGGGCGATTCTGCTCGTTCACCACCGACACAGGGGCGGACACCGGGAGCACTTCGGGCTGTTTGATGTCGAAGTCTTCGGGGTTCACGGGCTCGGCCGGGGGTTGCTCGGCGCGTGCGTTCGGGTCCACGGCGGGCTCGTCGGCGCGCGCGCGCAGCTTGGCCAGCACATCGAGGGCCTCGGCCTCGCTCTGTGGGTTCGCTTCCTTGAGCGCAAGCGCCTCTTCCGTGGTCAACACGGGGGCGGCATCGGGCGCGAACTGGCCGCCCGATGGATCCGTCTGGGATCCCTCGGCTCCGAAAGGGATCCGATCGGGATCCGTTTCGAGGGCGGTCACGAGCGGATCGGGAGCGCTCGCCGCGGGCTCTGCCGGCGCTTGCTCAGGTTCGGGCTCGGGCGCCTCGGCTTCCTCGGCGTCTGAGCCCTCTTCGGACTCGCCCTCGGCTTCCTCGGCGTGCGGTTCGGTGGGGTCGCCAACGGCGACCGTGCTCGACTGCTTTGGCTTCTTTTTGCTCATGCCGCGCACCATACCGCTGGGCCGCATGAAAAAAAACCGGCCAGGGTCCCCCCCGGTCTTCCGCGCGAAGCCATTACGGGTAAGACCCTGGCCGTGCCAGCGGTGACGGGCGCGTCACGAGAGCGAAGGACATCCCCCCCGCTTCGCGCACGCCACCGCGTGCGCCTTGGGTTAGCCCGCGTGCTCGATAACCAGCGCGCGCTTGAACATCGCGCCGTTGCCGGAAAGCAAGTCCGTGGGCACCGCGAATCCGCCCGACCACGACCACGCGTGATCGACGATCTGCTGCAGCACATCGAGCGGCGCGCGGATGGTGTACCGAATGCGATCGGTCAGCACCGTCACGCCGTTGTTCGTCACCTGGAAGTTGCCCACCTTGCCCATGATCCCTGCCTCGGTGATGTAGTCGGACTCGGGGATGTAGTGCTCGTAGATCGAGCCACCACCCGTGATGATCGTGCGGCCGATCGGCGTGCCGCCGTCGTTGATGACTTCCGCGCCGATGTACGGGGCCGCGCGCGCGCTGCCCGAGGGCTCAGCGAACAGGGTCCCGACGTTGAACTGATTCGGGCACTCCGTGTTGCTGTAGAAGTAGCAAGCGAAGTTGGCGCCGATGGCCATCGACCGGTAGGGCATCGCGTCCGGGATCGATTGGTAGATGCGCTGCCATGCGTTGTCCTGCATGAGCTGCGCCTCACCCGCTTGCGGGATATGCACGTGATACATGCCGTCCGCGTGCGGGGGCACGTTCTGCGAGCGCAGCAGCGCCACCGCCTGGGTGATGTCGTTGAGCGTGAGCAGCGAAGTGCCCGAGAGCGCGTCCACCGTCGCCACGTTGCCGGCGCGCAGGATGCGCGCGCGCTGAAGTGCGCGCACGCGCGAGCGCGCCGCCAAGTTGGCGCCCAGGTTCGCAGACAGGGTCAGCGTGCCGGGGCCGTTCGGGAAGTCGGTGTTGTCGGGAGTCGCCGCCACCACGTTGGCCGCGATATTGGTGTTTCCGAGCTCGACCGCGATGGGGGCCGCGGGCGAGACGGGCACCAGCTGGCCGAGCAGCACGCGCTGCCGGAAGCCGTTGATGCTCGCGACCCGGATCGCTGCCGTGCCGCTGCTGGCCAGCACCATCGACATGGTGTCGCCAGACAGATAGGCGGTGAAGAGCTCGTTCCGCGTGACGCGGTTCATGGTGTCGCCCGCGAGCTCGCCCAGCTTCTGGGTGTCCTGCGAGAACTTGCTGGCGATCTGCACGCGGCTCTGCGGCATGTAGGTCTGCATGCCGTCGCCGCGCTGCACGGCCTCGACGCGCCATTGCTCCGTGCCGTAGGTGCGTACCGTCGGGTCCTGGCCGGGCGTGAGCGGCGTCATGTTGGGTTCCATGCGGCCCGTACGCGTGAAGATCTGCGCTTCGCCGATGTTGGCCGCCCAGCGGAAGGACTCGACGTCGGCGCGGAAGAGCAGCCGCGGGTAGAGCGCTTCGTAAAACGTACGCACCAGGGCGTTCTGCTGGATGATATTCGCGAGCTCGGGTCGAAACCCTACGAGTGAAACAGTCATGGGAAAAGGCCTCCGAAAAATCGGTGGGGTTCTTCCCGCCTGTTCGCCCGTTGACCGCTCGGCGTCGCGTGGTGGCGGTGCCGCGAAGTGGTGCGGCTATGTTTGTGTCGCAAGTATGATCAAAAAAAACGGGCCGCGTGAAGGTTTTTCACGCGGCCC